TTCAATAAAGCTAAAGAAGATTTAGCAAAAGCTCAACAAGCTCTCGACGAACATCAAGGCAGTGAGAAAGACCTCAAGCGTAAAGAAGCCGCACTTGATAAAGCAAAACAAGTATACGCGGACAAAGAGGCAGCATTACAACAGGCGAACAAGGCAGATACGGATGCTGACGCAGCACTTACCACTGCAGTAGAGCGTAATAAAACTGCAAAAGAACAACGCCAAAACCAAGTAAACGTGGAAGAGTTCATCAACACGCTTGTCGAGCTTGATGCACAGAAATGGGTTGATCCTAATACGAATGAAGAATTTAACATGTTGGATGAATTGACTAAGCACATTCAGTCAGTCGATCCTAATTTCAACGGTCTTCGTGGCGTGATTGATACAGTTGCAAAAGCCTTAGATATTCGTAAAGCTGCAAGTGATGTGAATAAGTCGTTGTTCTTAGACCAACGTATTACTAACTCAACAAAACAAAAACGCCCAACGGTTTATCACTATGGCTATCGTGCAGACAACCAGTTTGTCCGTGGCAAGCCAGTAGGGTATTTGAATGCACAAATTGGTACGTGGTCGTTCCATTACGATGATGTCAATGGTGTACCGCAATTGGTTGAGAATTTGACCTTTGGCCAGCTCTCTAACCTTGTTAAGAAATATGGCTTGTGGGTAGGTGAGGTTGAAAAAGACCACGTGATCCAACGCCCACCAAAAGACATGATGAGTCACTTGCAACGTTTCTCACCACCGATGTATAAGTTCTGGTCTATGTTGAACCGTGTACTCGGTGGCTCAGATGACAAGTTAGTGTGGCCAGTGCGTCAGCTCACCGGAACAATGTTGAGCCAACAAATCCGCCAGCAAGGTATTTCAATGTTCTTAGGGCAGATTGAGAAAGCAATTCAAAACATTCACGGTGCAGACATTCGTGATACGTTGCAAGGTAAACTTGACAATATTCGTCAAGACTTTGAATACCAAATCAGTGGCGAGCCTGTGACTGGTGAGGCAACGCTGTACTCAATGGAGCGTGAAATCCACAAGTTAATGCGTGAGAGTGGTCTAACTAAAGAGAAGATTGACGACATCCTCTATGCAATGCGTGCACAAGACCGTCAAGGTGAACTATTCAAAAACGTGCCAATCGACCCACTTACAGGTCGTCGCCGTAAAGTGACTGACAACCTTACAGGGTTCTGGTATTTGGACACTAACGGCAATCAAGTGCAAGACCCAGATGGCTCACAATTCTTGGCTACGTTGTCACCTGCAGAGCAACAATTTGCACAACAGTTGAAAGACGAGTTTATCCGTTATAACAACCAAGTGCTAGATATGGAGCTAATGGCAGGGCGTATGACTCAGCAGGCATATAACCTCGCGTATGGTAAATTCTACGTGCCACTACGCAACGAGAGTGATGATGCAACAGCGTTCTTCAAGAAAGGAACAGGTCGTGTGACTAAGGCAGACAGCCCAATGACACACTTCTTCTCTAATGCGAAGGCTCGCTTGAAATCAGCTGAGAACTCGTTGTTAATGCAAGAGCTACGTGAGACATTGGCTGACTACCCAATTGACGGCTTTATCCGTTTCAATGCAACAAAAATCAGTAAGACTGACCAAGGTAAATACCAACAACGTGCACAAGGTCTCGTAGAGGGTAACACCATTACATTCTTTGAAAACGGTAACAAATACACCGCGACGATTGTCGACCCGTTCTTGTCTAAGAACTTACAGCGACACCGTGATGCTGTTGACCGTGATGATAGTACCTTCAGTTTACTTCGTTCTGTGGGCAACTTGACCCGCTGGTATGCGCAAGTGCGTACACAAACCCCAGCGTTCTTCATCACGTCCATCTTGCGAGACAGCACACAGGCGTTACTTGGTCACCAACAAGCGTTCCGTGGACGGTCAGGATTATCAGACAGTGAGCATATGGCATTGAGTTTTAAAACCATTGCAAAAGCCTATTCAAGTTTGGGTATGATCTTGAAGTCTCGTTATGATATGGAGAAGGCTGACTGGCGATACAAGATGTACCGTAAACACGGTGGGGTGGGGCACTCTGCACAGTTCGACCTTGATACAACACGTGATGCGTTAGACGCTGATGTGTTTGGCAGTAAAGATATGTTTGGCAAGGCTAAACGTGGGTGGAACGCAGGGCGTAAGAAATATATGGACCTTATGCACTCATCAGATGATGCAATCCGTTATGCAACGTGGATGACATTCCTTGAGCATAAGGCAGGACGTAAATTCACTTCAGAGGCAGACTTGCAACAATTCTTGGCAAACAACCCAGAAGTAAGTGCACTTGCAACAGAAGGCTCAAAAAACATCACCGGGAACTTCCAAAACAAAGGTCTTGGTAACCAATTTGAGCGTAATATGTTTATGTTCTGGAACGCCAATATGGTGGGCTTACCAAACTCAATCCGTTCATTCAACCCTCGCTATGGTATGGCAGGGATTAAGATGGCGAGTATCTTCGGTGGCTTGTTGGCAATGCAAGCACTTATGGCTGGCTCTGCAGGTGATGACGATGACGGTAAGTCAAAATTCTTCCGCCTGAAAGGGATTGGTGACTGGGTAGGTACATCAGAAGACGGTGGTCTTGCAATCCCAGTTGAGCACGGGCTACGTCCATATACACACGGGATCTTAGCGTTTACCGGGTTAATCACCGGGAACTACACAGTGGGTCAAGCAGTTAAGAAAGCGTGGGATGGTGCGATTCAAGGATTTACCCCATTCTCTCCATCACAAACTGGTGACGCTGTGTTCGACGCAATGTACGCGATGATGCCAACTGTCTTACAAGCTCCAGCACTTCGTATGAAAGGTGTGGACTTCTTCGGCCGTGCTGCAGTCCCACGTCAATTCGATGAAGAAGGTCGTGAGATTACTGATGGGCCTAATGCAGTTAAATTCCGGGATAAAGATAGCGACTTATCTATTGCGGTAGCCCATGCGATGAACAAAGCAACGAATGGCTTTATTGACATCACACCAGGGTCGATTGAAGACTTACAGGCTCAGTTATTTGGTGGCTTCTACAATATGGTGAAGACAGCCAATAAAGAGTATGCGAAATCTGGCGATATGATGTCTGCGATGGGTGCAGCAGTGTTTAAAGGCAAAACAGCTGAATACAACAGCTTTGCACTTCAAGAAGAAGTCCAAAACCGTATTGCTGAAGCACGTAAACGATACAGACTCGGTGAGTCAGTAGATGACATGCTTACTGGTGCGAGTAACCTCCCTGAAGAGTATCAAGAACTCGTCGCATTGGACAAAGAATTACGCAATGAGTTAAAATTCAAGGACGAGGAAGGGAACTCAGTCAATTCGTTAAAACAACGTGAGAAACAGTTGCGAATGACGGAAGACAAGAACCCACAAGAACTCTTTATGGTGCAAGAAAAACTTGCCGCACTTTATGCTAAACGTAACCAAATTTACGGTGAGTTTATGCGAAGATTAGATGAATTAGGAGTAGACTAATGAGCGAATTATCTCCAATGAAGAAGGTATTTTGCTACTACAAATCCCCGCTCGGTAAGTTCACCGAGTGGGCAATCAATGTAGTGAAAGCCCCCGATGTAGATCTCCCAGTTGAGGAAGGTCAAAAATCCGTGATCATTAAATGCCCGTGTTGTGTGTTCTGGCGTGGTGTTTTATTTGGTGTGTTAGTTAGTGCACTTGCTTATTTAGTTGCTTAATAATACAATAGGAATGTTGACCGCCCCCGTCGACATTCTTGTTTTACACAGGGGCAATAATGAATTTTAAATTTTCCAAAAAATCCCAATCCCAACTCTCCACTGTACACCCACAACTTCGCAAAATTGTTGAGCGAGCATTAGAACTCTCAACAACAGACTTCGCAGTATCAGAGGGACTACGCTCCCATGCTACTCAGCAAGCCAATGTGAAAAAGGGTGTATCACAAACAATGAACAGTAAACACCTTGCTCAGAAAGATGGTTATGCACATGCAGTTGACTTAGTGCCTTATCCAACTAGCTGGGACTTAAAAGACTTCTACCCGATTGTTGATGCAATGCGTTCAGCTGCAAAAGAACTCGGTGTGAAAGTCCGCTGGGGCGGGTGCTGGTGCATGCTGAACACAGACACTCGGACACCAAAACAAATGGCAGAAGAGTACACAGCAGCACGAAGAAAGACAGGCAACAAAGCCTTTATTGATGGACCGCATTTTGAACTCGTGGAGGGTTAAGCAATGCAATTTTTTAAATTTAAAGACTATATCCGTTCTTGGTCAACTTGGGTGCTCGGTGCCGTCACTGTAACCCCTGTGTTGTCTGACCAATTCAGCGTGGTTAGTAACTTCGTGCCTGAGCACTTACGTCCTTACGTAATTACCGCTCTTGGCGTGGTGGGCTTAATTGCTCGCGCAATCAAACAACAATAGGTAGGTATCTATGGGTTGCAGAAAAGGTTGCGGATCATCTCTTGGCAATATCGAATTAATTGTCAAAGACCTGATCCGTCAAATGATTGAAGCTGGTCAACTGCAAGAAGGTATCGTAGATTGTAATGAACAACGTATCTGGCGTGGTGGCCATGTAGTAACATGCGACATCCTTGCTCCAGCAATTTGTCAGTTAGCAGAAGAAGGTGCATTGTGCTTTAGAGAGATTGATGCAGTGACGTTTGATGAAGAATCACGTACACTCTCTATCTTATTCAACGATGGTACGAAGACCACAACAACACTTCCTGTCCGTGATACAAAAGTTAAAAGTGTAGAGCTTGATGGCACTACTCTTGTTATCACATCAACAGACAAGTCGTCAGTACGTGTTGACTTGCTACCACTTATTAAAGGTGTTCAAAGTGCTATTGCAGAAGTTGAGAAAAAACAAACTGCATTAGAGAAGAAGGTGGAAGATCTCACCGATGATTTGAACGAAGCAAATGGCAAAATCACTGCGCTTGAGACAGCTCTAGCTGCTCTCACGGCTCGTGTTGATGCTATCCCAGTACACCACGCTGATGTCCTCTTAACAGATGGCACAGGTGATGTAGATTTATCTTATACACATGCTACTCAGGAGATGTAGAAAATGACTAAAATGAAAGTTATCACCCCAGACAACCTAGGTAAAACGATTGCACTTGGTGCATTAGATCCAAAAAAATGGGACGTTAAGTACGACCCAGACCATTTTGAGTTCGTAGAAGGTAAAGGTTTTCATCTTAAAGATGAAGTATTAAAACCATTAAAAGACGCTGGCATTTCATCTGGTGAATTAGTTGGTTCAAACTTAGAATTAACTAAAGTAGATGGTACCAAAATTACTGTTGCTATGAGTGATTTAGTTCCTGCGGCTAAAGCAGATAAATTCCTCAAGGCTGTAACCTATGACAATGCTACTAAAAAATTAGTATTTAAAGTAGGTAATGACCAAACTGATGCCGAAGATACGGTTGAAGTATCAGTCTCAGATTTGTTACCAGTTGTTGTTGGTGCTGGTTTAGAAGGCGATGGTACATCGGCAAACCCTATCAAATTAAAAACCCCAACTAACGGTGTGCTCAAAGCAACCGATGGCGGACTTGTTTTTGACACTGATAAGTTAATTGAATTAGTGGATGGTACTGGTGAAGTATCATTGGGTTACATTATCCCTAAAGCGTCAGCTTAATTTAAGGTAACACAGCCCTGCATAGAGCAGGGCTTTACTAATTTAAATATAAAGGGGGATACTGATGGCTAACTTAAATTTAGTAACACCAAGTAATCTAGGTGAAACTATTATTAAAGATAGTTTAGATGAAAATAAATGGGACGTGGTTATTGACCCAAACTATTTTACAGTAACGGATAACGGGATTGTATTAGCGGAAGCCGTATTAAAACCATTAAAAGATAAAGCTATTGTTTCAGGTATTATTACTAGCAATAATGTATTAGAACTTAATCATAAAGACGGAAGTAAGCTATTCATTAATCTTAGTGCTTTTGCTCCCGCTGTAGTTGCTGATAATTATCTAAGACGTGTTGAGTATGACAATACAACAAAAGAATTAATCTTTACGGTTGGCTCAGATACAAAAATCATTGGAACATACCGAGTTACTGTGGCGGATTTGGTTACTGTTGCTTCTGGTACTGGTTTAGAAGGTACTGGTACAACAGCAGATCCTGTTCGTATTAAATCAGCTAGTGATAAAATTATTGTTACATCAGACGGTGTATCTCTAGATTTAACGGGTACTGTTGAAGTTGTGGATGCTTTTGATGACGTACATTTAGGTTGGGTCTACCCGCAAACTAAGCCAACACCTGATTTACCACCATCACCACCGCCTCCGCCACCACCTATTAATAATAAAGAAGATAAGTATCGTGATGCTCCTACTAGAGACTTTAAATTTACTTATCCTAAATTAAAAGGTAGTGATTCCCTTGCTGCAAGTGAATACTTTGGTGGATCTATCGGTGCTGTAGAAATAGAAGTTAGAGATAGTTCTGGATATATGTTACCAGATTACTCTACTGTAGAAATCCCATCTAAAGGTAAGTTGTGGGTAGTTTATCAAGGTAAGATTGTTATCTGGGATAAAGACAGACCAGCTCATGATGAAGAATGGGGTCCTGTGTATGTTAATATTACTGAAGACCATACGGTATTTGGCAAACATATAACATATCGTAGTAACCAAAATATTCATATTCCTATGTTGGGAAGTGCAGATCCAATTCCAGCAGACCCAAATAAACCTAACGTAACTGTGCCTAGATCGCAATTACGCTATGATTTTTACGGTAACGTTATAGCTACGCTACACTCTATGACTACAGATTTATATCTACACTATACTCCTAAAGGTAAAAGTGAACCTAGAGTAATGCGTATCTATGCTCCTGATCATGAATGGGAGTATGCTCTATTAGACGATGAAGTTGGATATATTCCATATAGATTGTACTCGCATGCAGAAATAGGTGGTGCGATTGATAATTTTGTTTTTGATAGAACAATGTTTGAACCAAACACTGAAATCTATTTCACTACTAAAAACATAAATAAAGATGGTTTAGAATCTAATCATATTACGTTCCCGAACGTAAACTATGAAAAATCAGCTAAATACTTCATCTTAGAACCAGATACAACCGTTACACCTAACCGTGTTCTAGTTTATGCAACATGGGGCGAACATGGAGCTGCTCCGAAAGGCACTAACGTACGGATCGTCGCAGGCGATAATGTAACTACATTTAACTATACATTAGACGATAATGGGTATTTCTATCCAACTAATGAAGTAATGTCTGTGTTAAGAACTGATTGGAAACACAAAGCATTTATTAGTAACTACGGCGGTGACGAAACATCTTTACAATTAATTGAAGTTCGTAAAGAAGTGTAGTCAATCTTAATTTTAGTAAGGTAGGTTTTTCCTACCTTCTACAAATGGTGGTTAAAGTATTAACCGTAATAACATCGAAAACTTTAAAGAGGCTTAAAGATGGCAAAAATTAATGTAGTAACACCTACTAATTTAGGTAATTCATTTAGAAAAGACACAGCTTCAAAGAAATTTGAAGTTAATGTTGATGGTTCAACTATTAAAGTGAATGAACAAGGTCAGTTAGTTGCTAAAAAATTATCTAAGACTATTCTTAATGCTGGAGATTTAGATCGTTCGCAACTAATTATTAGAAACGCTAATGAAACCTTTTCACGCACAGAAATTCATGAATATCCTGCATCTACGGTTGGGATAAATCAATATTTCATCACAGAAATTACAGGTTGGGAAGATGTCGAAATGACAGGGAAAGGGTTTGATAAAGTTGCTCTTTTGAGAAAAGAATATGGAGCAAATTTCCCTTACAACCATAATGATATTCATATCCTTCAACTTGATTGTGATGTTTATGAGATTAGTGAAGACTTATCTGTTAATAAAACGTTTGAAATAAATACTCCAAAACAAGACAAGAATTTATTTATTAAACCAAATACAAATGACACTAAAACAGAAATTACAATAAATCTTTTACTCAGCTTATATGAAAAAGTAGATGTAAAACGTAAATATCGAATTTTCTATAAACTTCGGGTGGCTGAACAAGCGTAACTTTAAATATTCAAGTTTTCTGTGTTAGCGTAGAATATAATAAGTTTGGTTTTTATTTGATTATTTATAATTGAGTAAATATAAATTATATATCTGCTTAGAAATAGGCAGTATTAGGAGTAAATATGGCAACTAAATTTGCTACACCATTGGATATTGATAACAAGACGATTGTTATCAACTCTGATCATAAATTAGAAGTCGCCTACACTTCTAATGCACTCATCGGTCCAGGGCGTCCTGATAAACCGGACACGACTGGCGGTGTTATCAAGGGTACTGAACACGATGGTATGATGTATCAATCAACAAATGGTGCTGGTGTAGGTGCTTATCTTTGGCAGTGCGTAAATGATAAGTGGGTTGTGGTTTACGGTAATACTGGTTTAATTACCTTGAAGAACACTAAGAGTTTAAAACCTAATGCGTATATCAAACTACAACGTATTAACAATACCGTGTATTGTTTTATGGGTGGGCTATCTTTTGACTTGTTCGGTTATGCAGGTAAGAAAGAAAATGGGTTTTACTCTCGCCAACCTGCTCGTATTGAAGTAATCGGTCAAGGTGGCATTCCAGTAGGTTTCCGTGCAAATGTATCATTGAACTTCCAACTGTTTGATGATGATACAAACAAGCCGGTTGCAGGGGTTTATGTAGGTGGTGTTAAAGATGCTAACTTTATGCGGTTCACACCGTATAAAGAAGGTGCTACAGGCAATCCGACAAACGACTGGATCCCAGATGTGGATCCTACAAACCTTCGTCCACAGGCAATGGTGTGGACAACGGACGAGCCGTTCCCAACTAAATTACCATAATAGGAGACAACTATGCGTTTAGGTACTCGTGCAGTCGGGTGTCAGTCTTGCCACAGTGAGGCACCTCGGCCGCTAAACCATTGTGATGATCGTCGTATTACCAACATTACACGTGCTGGTGACGAAGTTATTGTTACATTAAATGATTGCACGTATTTTCGTGCATCAATGAGTGTGGTAGATGGCTCATTAAAATCAAACATCTCCAATCTCGGAGACCTGATTAAACAGGTTGAAGAGTTACAACGTAAACAAGCCTTGTTAGATTCTTCACTTCTCCCGGTGACCGGGTTCGACGGTGAAGAACACTACTCGGTAATTGGTCCAACATACTCAGATGAGGTAAATAAAAATGGTGATGAAAGTTCTCCACAACAATGAAGTCGGTAAGTTCTTAACAATCGGTCCTGACGGCAAATTAAACGGTATGAACGCATTTAAATCTGCGGTCGTACAAGGTAATAACATCGTATTCACGTTGTTAGATGATTCACAAGTTACATTAGCGTTACCAGCACAATCTGTAGACGTGAAGTTACAAGGTGCAGAAATCACTGAAGAAAACAAATTAAAATTAACGTTATCTAACGGTGATATTGTTGAAGCAGACTTAGCTAAGTTTGTTGATGCACCTAAATCAGCATCTGAATACTTCACTGAAATCAAAGCTCTTCCAGAGTTCAAAGCAGCTGTGTTAGAGTTCTTGAAATCTGCAGAAGGTAAAGCAGCAATGCTTGAAGTTCTTAAAGGTGAAGAAGTACAAGACTTTGCTGGTAATTCCAAAGGTTACTTATTACCTGCGGCATAATGACCAACTGGGCTGGGGTGACCCAGCCTTTTTATTATGGGGTATGTAGTGAAATACTTAACGATTGAAAACGTGCACGGCGATGATTTTGAAGTCGTAGGTGGCAAACTGAAAATCAAAGCAGACCGAATAAAACCAATTATTCAAGCAGCAAGTCGTGACATTACAGAATATATTTTAGAGCAGGCGCAACCAGAGACGACTGTCCAGGTTATCAGCGATGCGAATACTAAATATCGCAAGATGGTGGCAATCAATGGGTTAGGGCTTGGTATTATTTCTATTGATTTTATTTATCGTGGCAGAGATGGTGCACGTACAGTTGCATTCCGTATGCCAGAAGGTGCCCCACTGCCAACAAAATCAATTACAACTAACGCTGGCTCAGGTCTGTTGTGGTGGAACGCAGGTTCTCGTGAGATTATATTTAGCCAAGTAACAAATGGACAACGTGTTGTATTAAACCTAGTCGGCATGTTCGTATAATGGGGGTGCCCTATGTTATGTAAACTTCTTACCACACTTTATGGCCGAGATACGAGAGCTGTGTTAGTCGGGTCTGTAATGGTCAATGTCGTATTAACTGTCGCTGTGTTACTTAATGGGATGAAGTGCATTGACTTTATTCTACCTAAGTCACTGGAGAACGACAGCTCTTTGTTTATCTGTGCAACGATTGTTGCTGGGTTGATTGGGTGGCTAACACCGTATGCGGTGGGTGATCGCAGACAAGTGTTTAAGTCATTCGTTTACTTAGTTAGTACAGTTGTACAGATAATCCTAGCCAATGGGTTTGTCTCAGACTCTCCTCCACTCTCTTTGATGTTGCTAGTCAGTACCGCGTTGTCTATTTGGTTCCTCGGTGCAGCAGTTTATGTATTTAAATGTGAGGGGTTAGATGGAGATCACGCAGGACGTAGTCGAGTTTAGTGTCTTAGTTATTGGTGCCCTGCTTGGTGCATTTAAGGGTGTGATGGCTTACGGACAAGGTAAGCCTCTCTGCTCTAAATGTGTGGACGCTGGGTTGGGTGCGTATATAGGGATTGTCCTTGCCAAGCATTATGCAAGTGAGTGGAACATGTGGTATGCAGCAGTTCTTGCAGTAGTAGCAGGTGCGAGTGGTGCGATGGTCGTAGATGTTGCATTAAGGCTTATCCCCTCTGTAGCTAAAGACATCATGAAAGCCTGGGCACAAAGGTTCCTAGGGCCTAAATAAAATAACCCCCTCAGTAACGAGGGGGTTTTGTTTACTTCGCTGTTATAGCTTTAACAGCCCACATTTGCGCGTCAACGATTCGCGTAATAGCTTCGTCAATAAGTAGTTTTTGAGTTGCACTAAGCATGGATGGTCCATTGCTTAGTTCTTCAAGTTGGTTAATTGCATGCGCAAAACGCATTTTACATTCATGCACATCTCCACGGTTATCTACATTAAAGTCGATGCCTACAAGTTGTTCTCCACGTGTCATAACGTTACTCCTATGTTTTAGTCTGATAAAATTGCCCATACCACAGCGGCTGGTGCTGTTACAATAAGTACGAATGTTGCAATATCTCGCACTGTGTCTGGTAGGTGATTATAAACGAATACTCCTATGCCTACTGTTACAACCACTGCTACCACCCATAATAATAGCCTTAATATGACGCTACCCATTTTGGTCACGTTCTTCCTGCTCGATGAGCATTTGCAAATAGTGCTGGGCTTTCTTCAAATCCTCCACACCGTTTTTGCTCTTGTATCGGCATACATATTTGATAATGTTACCTTCTATATAGCCAATCCCGTTTGCAGTGATGAAGTCAATCGGTTGGATCTTCATCTTGCTATAATGGTCACCACCTACTTGCGTAGATTTTGGTGACGGAGATGATCCTCTTAAATCCTTGCGATTGTCTGCGTCATTGTTTTCTTTTTTGTCTTCACATTCCATATTTTCACCTTTACATGTAATATCTACATTTACATCTTGCCCTTCTCCACTAGGTGACGTCCAAACACTATGGACACGACACTCTTGTGTAATTACTAATTCACCAGGCATCTTGCCAGGGCGAGCATTTAACGTGAGGTAGAATGACTCTACCGGAATAATGTCAATAACATTGCCTGGTACAATCAATACCTCACCTCTTCGCAGTGTAACCCCTCTCAGTTTTTGTAAGAACTCAAATATTACCAATGATTCTTTCAAGTTGAGTGATCCAAATGTATATTTCATAGCGGTTACCCCATTCTATCTGTTTTATCATCACAATCGTTATCGCCTAAACTTAGAAACCAGTAAAAGCCTCCAGCAACTGCAATCGTCACGATTAAACCTAATAAACCATAAATTGTCATATAAATTCCTTATAACAAACTCATTGCCTGAGTATTAGTCTTGTTCATCTAGGGCATCTGTTTCCCTTAATGCCCATACTGCTACCCCAAAATATACCAGCACTGCAAGTGCTGATAATAAATATTTGGCCATCATTTACTACAAATCTCCAAGATAACTTGCCAGTCGTCTGCAAGGAGGTCAGATTGTGACGCTACCCAAGGCACTAAGTCATGTTGTGCAGTGAACATCATTAAGAAGTCACGTACATCATAACCATCTTTTTTAGGATCTCCATAGGCTTCGTGAATAGCGACTTTAATGCTGTCACCGTTTACCAGGAAGACAAACATTCCTTTGCCATTCCAACCTTCACGCTGGATTTTTCTGCCTTCTTTAACGTGGTCTAATGCTTCTGTAAATTCCATAGTGGTTACCCCATAATTTCAATGTTGATGATTTTGTCATTTTTATCGCGAGTAATGCGAAAATTATGACCGTTAAATTGATGCGTTGTAATGGTTGGTGCATTAGCAATCGCATTTAGTAATGTGTGATCGAGTTTGTATGCTCGATTACGCATTGCCTGACGTGCACCTGTGTATGCAGATACGCGTACGTGGTAGAGCTGTTTTAGTTTCTCTATGAACAGCTTGATAATATGAATGTCATAATCGAATGACTGACCGTCAAACCAGTCTTTGATGATCATATCAACTAATATATCCATTGATACACCACCTAAATTTGTCATTACTATAATTTCTGCAATGCAGCACATTGAGTCATACCGTTTAACTTCTTCTCTTAGTTCCCGGTTATCAGATATAGTGTTGCATCTTAGCACTTGTTCCTCAACGCATATTTCAAGCTCTGTGTACGCACTGCCTAGCATATACTTGACTGGGGTTGCGATGTCACCTAGATAGGCTTCAGCTGCATCGTGCCACAAACCCATTTGTGCAAGCTCTGCATTACCTGTTACGTCCATAATAATTTCTGCCACTGCAATGCTATGTTCTAGCACAGTAAATGGCTCATCCATTGCCTGGAACTTCATGCCAGCAAATCGGTTGATGTTAGACAAACTGTGGAAAACAATGTCTCGTGTCATCACACCGATAGGTAGGTTCTTCAATGGGGCTTTCACCCCACCTCTAATCACATAATCTAACATGTTATGCGTCCTCTTTAATGAATACACCGTTTACCAATTTGCCTTTACGGTCTTTAATCGTATCGTAGGCACTTTGTACTGCAGAGACGTAGTCAATGTCTAACGCATCTGCCACGTCTGCTACCATAGTGATTACATTTTCAATAAGGTGCCCAGCGTAAGATGAATGTTTATAATAAACAAAACTCGCTAGATGCGATACATTTCCTGCAAGAGACGCAATAGCTGCATTCAAATCTACTTTTTCATCATTACCTTTCACAGTTCTCTCAAATGCTGTCCACAAGTCAACTGGTGCATTTAGTTGTTTAGCCATCACAAGTGCAACAACCGTCACATCACCAATGGCATCAGCCATCTCTTCATGGTTATCGCGTGCAATCGCTGCAGCAAGTTCACCTTGCTCTTCAATAAGTTTGAGCACTTGTCGGCTTGGATCACCAGTATGAAGATTGCGGTCCACTGCCCACTGCTCTATATTAGTTTGTAGGGTTTTTAATTGGGTCATATAAGTTTCCTTTTGTTGAGTTAAAATTTTAAGCACTTTAAAAGCACTTATTTGTTTGAGTTTGTGTGTAACAGCATACTCAGCACGCTTATCTGCTGGCATTGAGTTTTTACATTTACGCGAATATTCTCGCTCACACACTCTGCATCTTGATTGATAACGCTCTTGTGTGTATAACCACCGGAATGAATCAAGTGGTTTTTCTTTAAGGCATTTACTGCATACTTTGGTTTCTTGTATCATCTGCTACCTCGAATACTTGGATGTCTACATGTGGGATGTCAAACATATACTGTGCGGTCTCTGCCCACAACCGTAAGAACTCCATGGGGTCTTCACCATCTGGTGTAGTGACAAGTGCGTTGTGAACTTCCTTACCTTCAACCGTCCACACTGTGCGATATACAGCATTGGGTTTTAGTTTCAGCCCCATTGTGATGATGTTTCGTGTTAGATCCATTTTATTACTGGGTCTCCTTTGTAATTTCTATTGAAAATAAACCACGCCATTGCCATTCCGGAGTTGGACTTCTTACCAGTTTCTAGCTCACGCTGAGTGAGGTATGGCGAGGTGAAGTGGATCCGTTTACTTGACACCCACACTTCTCGCAAGTGCTTTCTATCGAACAGTTTGCGACGTTGTGCGGTCTCTAAGAATGCCAAACGAAGTAACATAACAATATCACCATTTACCAACTCTAAGGCTTTCTCTACGAACTCCTGAGCGTGAGAAAACGGTGGGTTAGTGATGATGTCTTTGTTTTGCAACTCAGGTCGGTTGTCTGCCCACGTGTGTTGCAAGAAGTCGCATTCAAGGGTTAGACCACGTTGACGGATTTTGACATCTGATGTTACGACCATTACACCTGGCAACATATCCTGGATAACATCAACAATCGCCCCATTTCCTGCAGCTGGCTCCCATATCACATTTGTCTTAGGTCTCCACCCAGATGCCTCTAAGAAGGCTTTTGTTACTTCGAGTGGGGTTTCATAAAAGTCTAAGTCACTTCGTTGCTCAGAGCTTGCGCCCATTAGCGTGGCTTTCGATTTATTCGTCATACGGTTCACCCTGTTTTGCTCTTCTACATACCAACAAAACCATCTCGGTGATTTTGTCTTCTGGTAGGTGGTGGATCAGTTTAGGGTACATTCTTGTACGTTTAACTGATTGGTTAAATAAATCATCTTGTGTGATGTGCATATTATCCCACGAGGACTTCTGTGGTAGTTTGCTGTCACCTGTTTGGAACAATTCATAAGCGCGTTTCACGTGGTCAGCAAAGGGTTGCCCAAACGGTAGGATATACTCTTCATACCAGCGTCTAATCCCTGCACTTGCACTACCGTGTTCACGGATGTGTTTTCTTATGAAAGCACGAAGTGAACTGCGTTGGTTGAGCACAAAGCGGTCATTGTCGTACTTGCTGATTAAGTAGAAGATAAATCCCCATGTCCACTCAATACCATACACCTTATCGCTCCACACTACTTTATCTGATGTCCAGTGGCGGATAGGATCTGCCCACGGACGCTCTACGAGAGTTTTCAACGACACACCATTCTCTAGGTGCGCATTGACTTTATAGAGCTTCACGCCATGCAGTTCTGCTACCATTTCAGGTGTCCACCACTCTGCATCAATCTTGGAAATAAGTTTCTGTTTTGCCATAAATGTCTGTCACTGTGAACTTGTTAGGGGTCTTCAAGAACTGAATAACACGCTGTAATGCGGCTAGGCGACTGTACATGCCAGATGAGCGGTCTGTTGCATTCCACGCTGCAATCACTTCAGTTGCACCGATAACGATACAGTAGTCACCGAGTACAGGCTCTACATCCCACTGGATTAGTGCACTGTCGTTCATCACGCCAACATAAACCTTGCCAGTTTCTGAATGTTTTGCCATAACAAGTAAGTCACTTGGTGACTTAGTCTTATCATACATACTGTTGATCATATCGCGTGCTGTAATGAACTCTTCTGCATTACTAAAACACGACACGGACGGCATACTACCTGGCTCCATATCACGGTTTGAGTATGCTGTAATTTGTCGGAGAGCTACTGCTGTCATGATGTCGATAGCTTCTGGTGAACCAACACCACCCACTAACACATCATATTTTCCGTGTTGGTAGTGACGCGCTTTCTTATACTGAGCACAGTCGATGTGCCCAAACGAGACCACAGTGTCTGCATACATTTTTTGCTCTTCTACATTAAGCACTACAACGCTCATAATTAACCCCTTTCTTAATTGCCTTGTCACGGGCTTGAATACTCTCGTAAACCGTGACACCCAGTCTCCAGGTGTCACCCTCTTTTTGAATTTTGAAGCCATCAAAGTATTTATTGTGGGCTTCAGATATTTCTTTTAGTTTTTCACTGACAATGTCGATGTGCGACTTGTTGTCGTAAAGTGCGGAGAAGTACAGTGCGTCTTTGTCCATAGACCGCACTGCATCTTCAAACCGACTACACACCACCGCCAGCGACCGTCTGGTTCGCATTTATATCCTCCGGTGGGATTTGCAGTTTCTCTTTCACCTTCGGATGGTTCATATCCAGTGTCCAGCAAGGTGTTCTTGTTTTTAGCATGTCCATTTGTGTGTTGGCTAACATATTCACGCTGAAACGTTTACCACCGCAATCTGCCAAGATTTGTTCAAAACGACCACGGTCAAACCCACGCTCTTTCGTAAACTCGTTCACAGCTTGTTGTGAGATATGAACAAGGTTGTCAAACACTTCAATACGCACGCCCACTTTGTTGTGTGGCATTTGTTGTGGCATAAGTTGGTCAGGATTTCTCACCACCAATGTCTGCGCGATATTGCTTGTGAAGAAGTCAGACATAATGTCCATATCAGACATTACTTTCTCTTGTGCCTTCGTTGCTAAGTAACTAAGGATCTTCACACAGTTATCTTTCACAGTTTGTGGGTCGAACGGGAATAATCCTAGTCTATACCCGACGCTTGCACCTACTGCAGCTGCAGTCATCATATCCACCCAAAAGCGGTAGCGACTGTGCATTTGTGCCTTTCTTGACAGATAGATGTTTGTATCATCCCATTCTTTGCGAAGAGCTGTGTCGTTCTTCACGATGTAATCAAATAGGATTGGTGCACAGACACCTTTCACCTGGTCAAGTCTACGCATTAAGTCATCACCAAAGGTTTTATCGTTTGACTGTTTCAGTGGCTTAAATGGCAACTCTAACACACGCATAATGTATGCCTCGTTCTCCAATCGTGCCTCTGATACACGGTTCCATATACTCACGTTTGAGCTTGAATACACAAAAGTGCGCCAGCCTGGTAATGATGCACGGATGTCGTTTGCATTTGCTGAACCACGAAGTTTCGCCTTACCTGATGTACAGGTGTGGATAAACTCCATTAGGTCATACGCATTCATCTGACCAGTCTCATCAATCACCATCGGGATGCTGTTCAAATAGCTCAACATCTCGAAGAAAGCGATGTTTGTTGTACCGTGTTTTGCTTGCACCACAAAGGGTTCTGGGTCGCCATAGATACTCGCTACCACTTTGGTAAGTGTTGTTTTACCCACACCCGATTCTTCTGAGAACAGGTTAATAATACCACCACGCTCCAATGCGTAACGTGAACGAATAACAGCCCCAAAGCCACTAGCAAGTACCAAGCGGTACATAGCAGCATCATGGGCACCATATAAACTGGACACCACATCACGCCAAAGTTGTACTTTTTGATCATGGTCTTTCACTCGCTCACAAGCCTTCGCAAATTTCTGTGCAATCACTGTGTCATTGGCAGGGGTAAGTCGTGGACCTGCCTGAGTGTACTCAGTACGACCAATCACGAAATTACCTGTTGCCGTCCACCCTAATTGCTTAGGTGCGTGAGACATTGCTTTTGCTGCTTGTAAATCAACAAGCTGAGTTCTTAAATAATGACCCATTTCTCCAGCCTGTGACATCGTATTTAAATATATGTGATGGTTAGCAAGTTTCTGCATAAGGGTCATCCCATTTGCATAAACCTCATCTGGAGTTAACTCCATTTCCATCACGCCATCTTTCGGTGAATGGAACCTCGCCCATATGCGAGGAACACCATCTAATCCTTCACCTGTACGTTCAAATAGGTAAAAGTCATAGGGGAACACTTGAGTAGGGGCTGTGCCTTCCTCTCCTGGTTCTTTTAAGATCCCCCCACCGTTGGGGTTTCTTTTAAATGGGAATGGGTACGCAGGTATTACAAATGTTTCTGTTTCTACCGACGCCTCCACTCCTGCGGTCGTCTGAACTGCTAATGGTGCTTGCACAACAACGGGTGTGCGGTCATCTTGTATGCCCAATATAAGCGGTGACTGGTTTGGCTTAGTGGCTAAGTTCTTAAAGTGCGGACATCCTTCACACACACCAGGATTGTTTGCATTGAACCACGAACAAGTCCTTGGCCCCTGGAACTGTTCCATTTTACGGAAGGTTTCATCCTTGTCGTAACCTGAGTAGTCCTCACTGAACTTCACAGCCCATTCATCTTTGTCTTTACAGAACTTGATGATTGAAAGCCCACCTGCCCACATTGGCTCAGGGACATGCTCTTGGTCCTTGTACATTCTGTACAACTGCGCACATCCTTTGCCTTCCAGTTCCTGCTTGGTGATGATCGTACCAAAACGTTTTGGTATATTCTCAACACCCATGTCCACTGGCTCATCACCCTTCAACCACGCTGGTGTCTGTCCTAATGTCCAGTCTAACCCTTTAGCACGGTTAAGTTCTGCCTGATATGCAGCATCTTGCAGGTGTATTTTACCTGCTGTTAGTATGGCCTTAATGTGGTCCCAGTTAACTGGTGTCACATTGTCTTTAATGGTCGTAACCACTTTGCCAGACTTAACGTGTATTGTGCCAACTGGTCGCAATACAGAGGACACTTCACCTGTCCGTGTAGGGTCTGCCATTAAACCAAACCGTCTAACCAATCCTTTGAAGATTGCACCGTATTCACGGAACTCATCTTTTGGCACGTCTCTGTCTAATACCCAGTAAACGTGCAAGCCTTCGCCTGACGAGTTGATGATAGTTGGTTTTGGAAACCCTACCTGTTGTATCCAAGCAACTAAGGCACGAAGCCCATCTTGTTGTGTGCGGTATACCCCAACCCCATTGTGTTTAAGGAACTTCGTTTCACCACAGTCAATATCTAACCACAATGATCGTAGTGCCACACAGTTGGAGGCTTTACGGTTATACCCATTAGCATTGGGGCTTTGGTCTTTTTGGAAAGCACCTAACCCGAAGTACACATCACCACATTCGCCCGCCATATAATTGAGGGTTGCTTCAACCCATCGGTGGTCAGCGAACGAACCCCATTTATGAATCCAGTAGTAATCTGGTTCACCCTTCTTGGTATAAACAGGATTACCAAATTCATCTACTTTTGGTTTCATTCCCGCTATAACGTTTTTACCTGCTCGGCTAGTAACCCGCTCAAGGAACGTCATAAACACCTCTTAATTTATTGCGGGGTTTTCTCGTCTAAAAGTGCTTGTTTCTTTTCAAGTAACATACAACGTAAAAGTGTCATTGTTACTGGTTCTACTACTGCAAGATCTGCACAAGGATAAATCCCTTCTTCAAGACCACGATCAATCAGTTTATTGAATTGTCGCATTTTTTGTTTGCCTTCTTCCGTGTAAGAACGGCGACCAGTCAACATATCACGCACTTGGTTTTTATCAAGTTGTGTAAGTTTGCCTAATAACACGAATGGCATTTTGGCTAACACCACATTTTCTAACCATGTAAATTCTTCGCTGTCAGGACCAAATTTCACACGGGCGTTTGCAACAGTTTCAGGGTTTAATTTGAAAGCTGGCATCTTTTCTCTTTCTTTTAATTCACGAGACATAAAGGTTTCTCCAGTGGGAGGTGGGGGAGTTCCCCACCTAGGTTAATTATTAAAGTAAGTTAAGTGCGTTGCCAGTGTCGATGCCTAAGCTACCTAGTACCTGGTCAACTACTGCAGTTGGTGCACTTGCTTGTGTTTGTACTGGTGCAGTATTCATAGGTTGAGTTGCAGGAGCAGGTTGAGATACTGCTGGAGTTCCTGTTGGTGCTGCAGGCTGAGTCGGTTGTACAGGTGCCACGTGCTGTTCTGCCACCGCTGCAGGAGCTGCTGCCTGTGCTGGTGCCGCTGCATGGGTGACTGGTTGTTGAACCATTTGCGGTGCACTTTGGACATTTGCTGCTGGGGCGACAGGTTGAGTAGGTGCTGTCGGAGCAGGCTGTACAGGCTGAACTGGAGCGGGTGTCGGTGCTAATACATGTGGGAAGTTTTGTGCCACATAGTCGTGAACTTGTTGCTCAGTCACTTGCGGGTTGTTAATCCAATCACGCACGTTTTGTGGTAATGATTGGTCTGCACCACAACGCTCTTTCAAAGTAGGTTGATGAACTGGTTGAGGAGCCACAACAGGAGCAGGTTGCGTAGCTACCACTGGTGCTGGTTGTGCTGCTGGAGCTTGGTTCATCGGTTGTGTCATTGTTGGAGCCGCATGTTGTTGCGCATATTGCATAATTGGTTGTGGTGCTGGCTCAGTTGCTGGCACTGCAGTTGGGATATGAGGCACTTGTTGCACTGGGATTTGAGCAACTGGAATGCCGTTCACAGCTACAGTTAATTGTTCGTTGTTTAAAGTTAAGTATGCAGTTAAGTCAAGTTTCATTTTAAGATCCTTTGTAATGTTGTAAATTTGTTCGTTAATGAATGATACGGCTTGGAAACGGTAGCCACCCGCTTTACCAAATGGGCAAGAGATACGAGTGATCACCTTCTCCCAATCTGATTTGTTTGATGCAAGGAATGTACGGTATGGGTTCAATGGGAAGAATCCATTTTGCACTTCTTTGCTGAAAATCGGTGTTGCTGATAAACGAATACGGTAAAGTTTATCCGGTTCAGCTGTGTCCATTACCACAAGGTATTTACTGAACTTACAGGCTTTAGACCCATTAGGTCCTGAGTTTTCTGCGTTCATTGGACACATATTACATTGCATTGCTTGGCACTTCGGTGAACTTGGTGCTGGTGTTTTTCCGTCGTATGAGAAACATACTGGCGGGTTAACCTGCTGTTGTTGGTTATTGTACTGACCTTCATAATAAGTACGATACACATCATTACCTTTCGGACCAATACCTAAGATTACAATGTCTAAATACGGTTGTGGTGGTAATTCAACACCGTCTAACACCTTCACTAACCAACCCATTTCATTCATCTTGATGATTGGTAGGCTTGAGCCACCTAAGTCATCCATTGATGAATGTTCAGCATCTTCACCTTGTAAAAATGCAAGTGCAGTGCTTTGGTTTTGTTGTTGGAAAATGTTTACTGCAGTGCCTGGTGCTGCGTATGCAGGTTGGGCTGGTTGCTGATAAACGGGTTGTTGCATAACAGGCGCAGGTTGCTGATAAACAGGCTGTTGGGGCTGTTGATAAACAGGTTGCTGAGGCTGTTGCGGTTGACCAGGTGCGGGTTCATACGCGCCAGTCGCTTGGTTGTAAACCATATCCATAAGTCACTCCACTTATTTGGTTATAGAAATTTTAACGGTTTGTTTAATACCCACACCCGGTGGCAATGCAATCGGTGACTCGTCACCATTTGCCTGTTTATCCACTTGGATTTGAGTAAGGTATGCGGAAAATGCTCGTGTAGCTAAAGAAATGTTTACCAGTTCAGGTAAATTGTTTTGCATAGCCCAGTCACGGAACACAGTCTTGTCCTCTGCAAAATACTGCTCAGAGATTTTACGTGTTACTTTACCGTGTGCGGTCACTGCACCGTCTTCGCCACGTGCAAGTAACAAGTCATTCATCATGGTCTCTAGACGATCAGACATTGCGTCTAATTCGTCTAGTACGGCCTTGTGTTCTTTGCGACGAACTTCTACTTTTCGATAGGTCTCAAGTAGCTGCTCCATGTTGGCACCAGCAAGTGCCTGGAACATCTGCTCGATTTGTTCTGCTCTGTCCATTTTGTTGTCCTTTTAGGTTATAACCCCTTGATAAAGTCATTGTACATCTTCAGTAAATCCGATTGAGATACTCGGCTCTCTTGCAATGCTTTATACAGTTTCCACTCAACTGGGGTAGCGTATAAGTGGATGATTGTCATATCGTTACGCTGACCAGGTCTGTCAATTCGGTTACACGCTTGTACATAGGTCTCTGCACTTACGCACGGCCCAAACCACACAATACAACTTGCGGCTGTTGCCGTGACACCGTGAGACATCGTCTGCGGTGTAGCGATGATCAAGTCAGGGTGCACTTCATTTTGGAAGTCAGCAAAGATTTTACTTCGTTCCTTCTCAGATGTTTCACCTGTGATCACACCGATTTTCCAGTCCTTACGCTGTTCACGTATTTCACGTTTCAACATCTCAGCTGTATGTTTAAATGGTACGAACACTAAGGTCTTACCCAGTTTAGGGTCGTCACTTTCAGCTCGTGCTCGCTCTATAGCTTCGATTGTTTCTGTGATACGAGAGCCAACATCAAACTTGTGTGCCTGGTTTTCATCATCATAGATAGCACCAGTCGCCACCTGTAGAAGTTTGTTCATCAGCACTGCACCGTTCACAGCCGTCACTTGAAGGTCTCCATCTTCTACATAAGAACCTCGTTTGAGTTCAGCGTAAAAGCGTTTCTGACCGTCACTTAACTCGACTTCACGATATAATGATACTACTGGGGGTAGATCAATACAATCTTTTTTCTTGATCCTAATTGCAGGGGATAAAACTTTTGCCACTTGCTCGTGTGCATCAGGTCTCTCCACCCACGTATAGGGTCCTACTTGTCTTAACACGCGCTCTTTAAAGCGATACTTCGTAAGACCTGCCACAGTCTTTGGTGTCACTAATGCGGCTTGACCAAACGCTGCCTCGACTCCTCGCAGGGTTGGTGTACCAGTCAGCCCCCATACGTACTTCGTGTCTTTAAACAGTCTGTACGCTGTCCACCAGCGACTGTCGTAACCTTTCATCTTGCCAGTACGTTTGTCTTTCTTCAAATCAGGTTGCACTGAATAAGTTGTGCACTCGTCAATGATCACCAGGTCATACGCATTGGCTCTAATTTCATTTTCAATTACCTTCAGTCCATCATAGTTAATAATGTGAACTTGGGTGTTTTGTTCAGCTAACTTCTCACGCTTTTCACGTGACCCATACAACACTGTTACTGTGACCTGTGGGTTCACATCAAAAAATTCTTGTGCCCACGTCGCGTTCATTACAGAAATTGGGCTGACGATAAGAACTTTCTTCACTTCACCAATCTTCAGTAAGTAATCAGCTGCCCATGCACAGGATAATGATTTCCCAGTCCCCATGTCAGCAAAACAGAATGCTCGCTTATTTGCAGTCAAGAACGAACAAATCTTATATTGGTGTTTAAATGGTCTCTTCTGTCCAGGAAAGTCATAGTCCACCAATATTGGCGATACAATATGTGACCCTGCATCTGCAACAGCCTGTGTTGCCTCAAGTGTCCACGGTATAAGTACCGCTTGTTCTTTGGTGGACAACACACTGCGTGGGTACATCTTGTTAATCAGCTCGGCCATTGCTGTACGGACTAAAAGAAGTTTTCCTTTTTCTGTGTTTACTACTTGAAATTGGTTCTTCATAGCCCTAGTTCTTTCTTCACTTCGTCATCTGACATCTTTGCATACTTAGGATTTGTCGACTTGATCTTGACAATTACCTTATCAATTGACTCTTCCACCGACCCTGTTCCGAATTGATATTGCTCATAAAGTGCGTCCAATTCTTTCAATGTGGAGTCAGCTGTTGAGAATGCGTTTGTCAATGTCTCGTTGATGATGGCCAACTCGTCCATCAATATTCTGCCAATGGTAGGTTTCCCGTCTTGGGTCTCCATTGGCATGTTTAGTTTTTGTAGTCTCTCGACTACAGTAAGGAGCCTTACCTGCCCTTGTTGAGCTGAACCCCTTACTGCGCGGAGGGCAGTCATTGCCAAATCCCCCCGCATTATCGCATCATCATACTGATCTTGCGCGATTGAGTTTTCCATACACTGCACTCACATAGTTAATCTGACGCAGGCAATCTTCATACGCATTATGGCTGGCTTCCATAACACCAACAAGTAAGAAATCTTCGGCCATTTGTCTAGCAACTCGAACATCTTTATATGCCCAGTATGGGACAGCCCACTCAATGCCATAACGCTTAGACGCACTGCGTAAAATATCTAAATCAAATGTTCCTGTACACCACACACAAACATTCAGTTCTTCAATCTTAACAAGATTGTGAAAGTCACCATTGAATTGGTGGATAAAATCATCAAACGTCATACCTGTAGCTGACGTGTCAGAAATTAACTTATCAAAGTATTCTTTGTTTGTGTTGTGCCACCAGCTTAATGTGCTCATTGATACGGTTGCACCTATTTGCTTGGCCAATCCAAAATTCATTGGTCGCTTTTTGCGGAACGCCCAGTTAATAACGTTATAGTCAGCAAAAATCTTTTCATTCTCATCCATGCTAATTATATCACCTGTAATTGGATCAAACATAACAACAGATGCTGATAAGACATGTGCGGTTGGTGCGGTGTCTAGGGTCTCAAGGTCCACCATTAGGTGAACAGTTTGTGGTTTTGACATAGTGGGGGTCTCCATTGGTTTACTTCATTTTGTTTTTCTTACTGCGGTTATAGTGCACGCTAGTCACCTGCAGGTTACTACGTGCGGTTGAACCGCCTTTACTTAATGGCACTTTGTGGTCAACATCTTTACCCTTCAGTGCCGCCTTACCGAGTTCTCGCTGCATTTGGCGGCGTGCCTTGTTACGAGCTGCTCGATTTTTCTTTTGTTCAGGAGTACCATGATATTTATACTCCTTTGTGTAATCACGTTTGTATGCCATTTTAAGTTGCCTTATTGTGTGGACAAGTTACTACCGGACAGTACGCACATAGTGGGTTCTCTCTCGGCTCCCATACGTTAGTTTGTAGAGCTTGCATAATCGGTATTGCACGATTCTTCCACTCCGTAACGTATGCGTCCATTTTATCACGAGTATACGTTTCTTGACACGCCTGGTACCCATGCTCCACAAAAATCAGTGACGCCTTAATTTGTTTTAGATTCGGCATATAGTGAAATGCCATCATCGACATACATTGCAACTGGTCAATCTTAGGGTACTTAGGACTACCTGTTTTGTAGTCAATCATCACACCTGTCTCACCATTGATGATCATCAAGTCGTACTGGCCACGTAGCCAAATGTCTTTACCCTTGAAATAGTCAACCTGTTTCTGATTCCAGTCCAGTGCCATCTTCGTCTCACATTGCTTAGTTCCTTTGGCATTACGCAACTGATCCATAAAATACTGGTGATGTGCAAACTCTTCCGGTAAAGGCTTGCCATACTTCACGTAGTCCTCAAATGCTTTGTGCATTCTGTTCCCCTTCTCGGTCGCAGGGGTAGGCTTGAACGGATATTTGTTCAGCAACTGCTTTTGCGTGTTAAGGAACTTAAACGGGCAGTTCTCGTATTCTGAAATTGCCGAGTATGATAGTGGTATATGTGTTGGTAGTTTCATTCGGCCACCTTCGCATTTATAAACACACCCATTACATCTACATCATAGGAAGGGATAAACACTTCCCCATCAGTTCTGCATATAAAAAAGCCGTTCAACCCTTCCTGATATGATAAGGTTCCAGTAAAGGTTTTTGTTTTTCGGTCATACTTACCAAGTCGACCAATGTACGGTACATCTTTAAAAGATGGTTTAATTAAATATAATCCACCAATATTTCCAAGTAGTGCTGCTGGGGCTTGTTGCTTCGGTAAATAAATAAGTTCGTTCATAAGTCTAACCTTTAATGTTAAGTATTGGTAAAACCGAGAATAGAATTTTTACCGACGATGATTGTTGTGACATAACAGAATCAATGTCCTTATAGCACTCAGGTAACTCATCAACCGTTTGTTCTGTGTGGTTGTTAACCACTGAACTGCCTAGTTTGTTAGTCACTTCATACATATCTAATTGCTCACGTGCTTTGGTTCGTGACATTGTACGACCTGCTCCATGCGAGCAACTTGCCAAAAACATATTAGAACCTCGACCCTCGCATAGATATACACCATCTCGCATATTTGCAGGGATCGCGACTAGCTGACCCTTACCTGCTGGGTTAGCTCCCTTACGGTGCGTAACTAACACATGGTTTCCTTCCACGTAAACCTCAGCGTAATTGTGCGGTGTATCTGTAATAACCTTGATGTCACATGGTGTGCTGGTAACTTCACGAATGGCTTTCAATACGGATCTTGCAATTCGCTCACGATTTAATTTAGCGAAGTCTACAGCTATATTCATATAGTACACATAGTCAACGCCTTTTGATTTCACATATTTACTAAACTTGAGTGGATAGAAGCCCTCAACTTTAGCTGACTTTATTAACTTATCTACATACGCTTGAGCAAACTCTTTACGCCGTTCCCACCACTTTTCAGGGTTGTGATCTTTCCAGTTATTGTCTGCTTCAAATTTGTTAAATGCCTCAACCCAATACTTGTCAGTGTCAGAGAAATGCGATTCCATTGCGTGTGTCATCCAGTATTTTGCAACGGCTCCACCAACCCCACGTGACCCAGTGTGTATTGTTAAATAAGTTTTATTTGTTGCGGTGTTTACCCCTAATTCTATAAAGTGATTACCACCACCAAGTGTACCTAGATGTCTAAGGAATACGTCTTTGTATTGTATATCAACCTTTTCAAATAAACCCTTCTCTTCATCAGTAAGATCTTCTGCTTTGAGCTGATGACCTTTGTCTCCAACTGGGACGTATTTTACAATGGCATCTCTAATTAGTTGTAAATGAGAAGTAAGTGATGCACTTAACTCATACATCGCTACACCACATCCAATGTCATTACCTACAAACGATGGATAAATAGTGTCTTCTGTAACAATAACAGAACCGATTGGCACTGTGTACCCACCGTGTGCATCCGGCATTAACGCAGCACTTATTACAGATTCTTCTGCTAATGCGGACTGTATTTGAGATCTTGCTGTGTCATCTAAGTCCTTGCAAAATTCAAAATATGTTTTTTCGTTATTCATATGAACCATCCTATCTATTTATAATTAGTTTCATTTATCCACCAACAACTCATTATGAATTTCAGCTTTTTGCAAGACTAAAAATTCAGAGAACGCACGATGTTCTTCTCGTAAAATAGATGTATCTCGGTCTTGGTAATAAATTGTTATATACCCACCTCGGTCGTTGTGCTCAACCCTGCCAAGCATAACCACGCCATCCTTCAAACGTAGTACCAAATACAACCCTTCCTCAATAAACCCGTGTCGATAATATCGGTTGTTGAATGCACGCTCTATTTGTTTGTCCATTATGTATCTCCATAACGTTGTGCGAATGCTGCCTCTGCTGCGATTGGACAACCTTGTGCCCACACTGGAACTTGTGACATACATTCAGTTAAAAAGTCTGCGGCTTGTTGTGCTTCGTTCTCTGGTGCTGTCGTCACCCATTCATCGTGCACATTAAATGCGATTGGATAACGCTGGTGGATATTCATCGCTTGCCATTTCATAATAGCAAAGGCTAATGCTTGACAGAGGTTTTCTGTTATGCGTGCCCCGTATGTCCATATCCACGTTGGTCGACCTTCTTTAATGCCGTAGTAGCAATACGCATATTTACTTGTGCCATCATCATACTTACGCTCTCGCATTTGTAATTCACTGTAGCGTAACCATAACCCATCAGGCAGTCTGATACTTGGCGTTCGCTTACCTGCAATGTGAATTGTGCCATCGTAGTAAAACAATTTACCGTCAGGCCCACCAAACCAACCTTTACCACCTGCCGCCATGTCTTTGAGGACTTGGTTGCATTGGCTCCAAAAGTTTGTGATGTCCACATATTTGTTACGGTAGATCTGCACGAGTCCTGTAGCTTCTTCAACTGTTAACTCGATTTTAGCTTGAGCAGCTAACTGATCTCTGAACCCTGGTCCACCCATGCCATATCCACAGCCAAGCACCGTAAACTTACCCATCTGTCTCTTATATGTGTAATCTGCATTACCAGTCTTATGTTGGGCCTTAATGAACAGCGGGTCTTCGTTGTAGATGTCCCCAGCCATGTCACAATAAATGTCTCCACCACTAGAGAATATAACTAACTGAGACTTACAGTTAGTGATGTAACTTAATGTACGTGCCTCAACAGCTGATGAGTCAGCTGCCACCACCACTCTACCCGCAGGTGCCATAATAGACTTACGCATTGTTGCATCTTGTCCATCATTGCGACCACTCGATAGGTTCTGAATGTTAAAGAGGTCACCACCGAGACGGTGTGTCGATGCACCACTCACTTTAAGTGGCATTCCTACACACCCATAGGCTTTCTGCTCATTGATAAATCTGTTGAGTCTAGGTAACTCATAGTTATTCACATACACAGCCGTTTTGCGAGCGGCTAAGACCTTCTGCAATGGTTCATAATCAAGTTGTGATAACTTCACCATGCCATCATCTTTCTTAGCCAACGCATAGTCATAAACCGTGTACCCCATCTTGGCAGATTTCTTTTCAGAAACCTTTGTTGGGATAATGAATGGTGGCTCAGGATCAAACCCTTCGGTACGGATATAATCATCTACCTCGTCTTGCGTCATCCCACCCATAAACTTGAACAGGATGGCAAGTCGTCCAGTTGATAATAAGTGTGCCTTAGCCTCAGCATAATCACCGTCAAACCAGTCTTCAGCTACGCCTCGCACTGCGTCCCGTAGTGATGTCTCAGCTTTATGTTTGGCTGCCTTCAGCATTGGCAAGTCCATAATCAACTGTGGGTATAACGCACAGCGTGCAATCATATCTTGGTATGCCAGCTCTGCACGAGGTAACTTACCAACCATAAAGTAAAATCCTTTACGGCAGATGTCCACGTCGTTAGCACAGTATTCTTTGAACCGTTCAAACAAGCTAATTGTTTCTGCTACAAACTCTTTAGGGTCTTTGAAGGCTTTGCCTGTCTTGATCTTACCAGACTTCGTGAGGTTCAGCGTGCGGATGAAATCCTGTGATACCTCTTTCGCAGCTAGGTAGTATTGACCATTCGGGTATTGGTAAAGATGTTTGCCTTTGGCTTCCTTCACCTCTTCACCCTTGTCTAAGACGGCAACGCCTTCGCCCTGCAGTATTTTAGCAAGGTGGCTTAACTTGAGGCCACCATACACCACGTCGTAACGCAGTGCTGCCATAAAGCCCATCGTATCGAAATACATCACTGGGTTATGTCCGAGCCGCTGGTGGACAAGTCGTCCATCAAATCGAATGTTGTGGCTGACGAGTGCTGTGGTTGCCCAGTCAATACTGGACAACACACGCTTAGTCTCTTCTTCACCAACCGCCATTTGAATCGGCCCGTCATTGAGTGCCCACCCCATCAGCTGAATGGGTGCGGTCATCACATACTCGGCAGATGAATCAGCATCTTTAAGGCTGAAGTCTCCGTCGTAGTATGTCTCGAAGTCGGCAAATAAAATGTTCATAGATCCTGCAGTATCTGTTTAAGCTCATCAAGGTTGTCCTCATTCACCATAAGTGCAATCCCTTGAGCCTCGTTAATAAGGCGAATTTGTTTTGCCTGCAGTGCCGTGAGTTTACGTGACGAGTATTTACTTTTTGTTTCAATACCTAGCAACTTGCCACGCACACAGCAGATAAAATCGGGTATTCCGCTCTGCCCCATCCCGTTCTGTACTGGCATGAAATACCAACAGAAGGGCGTGTTATCCAAAATCTCTCGCACCAACGACTTCACTCTGCCCTCAGGCGTCTTCGCTACTGTGGTGGACTTCTTCCGTCTAACACCTTGTAAAACATTATGTCCTGTTTGGGGTGTTGTGTCAACCATTATTTTACTCCTCGCATTATTTTTTTGTGAATATCCACAGCTGATAAGTTGGTCTCCCGTACTAATTTGTTCACCTTGTGGGTCAGCTCCAGCCGTTGCCATAACTGCTCCCATGTGTTTGGTGATTTGAACACGCGCACCTCCAGTGCTCGGTTCTTTCGTAAGTGTACAACAAAGTTATGATTTTTAATTGTACACATACCACCACTTAGATCACGGAACTGGCAATACTTATTAGGAAGTCTGCCAATCACCTTTTCTAACGCACCGATATGTTTTGGGTTGTTAAAGTAGTCAAAGAACCGTCGTTCTTGTGCTCGTGTATGAAAAGGATCTACCGTGATATGAAGTCCTGATGTCAATGTCTGAGTATGCAAGCACGTCATCACATCTTCATCATCAAATATCACCCGCAACTTCTTCAATGTCTGCAGAGACAGTGGTGCAGTGACTACCTCAAACCCACACGCCAGTGACTCATCACGCTGTACTGAGTATGCTTTCTCGCCCAGTGTGGTGCGAAGAAGATTGCGCACTACTACTGCAGTAGGCTGCAAGTTCTCTTCACCACGAAACTTAAAATCTAATTCAATCTCCACACCGTAGCGATACCTTGCTCTGCTGTATGCGCTGTGGTGGATCTCACCAGCGTGGTACAACAGTGTACCCACTTTGGCTTGCCACTTGTCATTGCGTGGCAGTGCCCATCGTAAAGTGCGGATGATTTCATCTGCCCGTATTTTTAGGTTATTTAGTGCCTGTTTCATCTCCGTCCTCCCACATCTCTACAGGCTTGAAGGGTTGGTCAGAAAACCAGAACTGCGGGCGGTCAAACTTTAGACCTGTAGACGGTTGTGCAAAGGCACAAGATCGTATGGTTGCCACATGAACTGGATCATTGAACACCGTGCTCAAATCGTCTCTTAGTTGCTCGGCTACTTTGACAAGCACATCAACTGCTACCCATACTTCCCGAATACCTGCACCGAATACTTTGTTGCGGAACGTATGCTCAAGTTCTAACACAACATACGCAACTTCATCACGCGTATCTAGGCGGGTTCGCACTTCATACCGATACCACTTATGCCAAGGGATTTTCTCACCCTTAATAGGCTCTGCAGGGACATCGCTGAGATAACAAATCTTACTTATAATATAAGGTAACATGACCCAATCATTCGGTGTGAGCTTTCTTGCAAACTCTACAATCAATGCCTTGCGACGTTCATCACTCACCCAGCAGTGCCGTTCTCTAAATGTCGGGCACTGCATAAACATCTTTTCAAGTTCTTCAAATGGCGGGTGAACAAACACGGGTTTAATTTCCATAACATGCTCCAAATAATTGTGCACCATACATAAAGTTTTTACCTACATACTCACAGGCTTTAGCCATCGGGAAGCCATCACATAATAGTGACAGCAACCACACGACTGTATCAAGGTCTCGACGACGTAGTGCCTTAATCGCTGCACCATTCACCACTAATCTGTCGAACTCAATGCCTGTCCCTCTCACCACCTCATCAATCTTGAGGTCTTTGTTACCTACCTTACGTAGATACTCTGCAGTTTTTAGCAGCTCACGATAAGAGAGTGGGTGACGCTCCGCAGCATCTTTTGAATAATCTACGCCTGCTGTCTTCGCTGCATTTAAGACCACCTTAGAAGTTGATGCGGCAACATCACCTAGTGCCCACCCATTCTGCAGCATACGCACTGCCAATTTGTAATCGTGCTGGTATAAAGATGAATCCTCACCTTGTGGGTAATCAACAGGTTTAGGATAACAATGTTCGGTGTTCATACAGCGTGGGTTGTTACATGTGCGACGATAAAGAGCAAGTGGTGATACCTCCTTACCAGCTTGTTTCATCAGCACATCAAGGGTGTACACTTTGTATGTATGGTTAGGATCAACCGTCTTCAGTTTAACTGCGTGACCATTGCCACTGGTTTTACCAAACCCCCATTCAAGACACTCACCATTCTTCACTAACTTCTGTCTGGCAAGGCCTAATACGCCAAGTGTTTCCTCTTCTGTGAGGTCATTGGCACTCACCCATACTGTTGATTTCTTACTCATAAGTCACCTCCCACCAGCCATCTTGTTTATATTTAGGTTTATCCTGTTTGTCGAACCCAACCAACTCAGTGCGTTGGTACACCACCTTATAGCCTTCACACAGCAGTGCGTCTTCAACTAACCCGTGCAGTGGGATGCCAATCACAATCGGACGCAACCAAACTGTGTCAATGTTTTTATGGCTTTTTACAATCGCCACAATTTCATCTACGCGCTTAGTAACTTCGTCCTTTGTCATTCCTTCAGCTGGAAGGGTGAACAACTCACGCAGTGGATCAAACTCCACAGGTGCGATAAATTTTGCAAACTTCAATGCCTCCGTTGGGCGTAAACATGTCAAGTTTAAACACCCTTTCTCCAAATACTTAACTGACTTAATCATAAATTCTCCTTACCAATATCCTTACCAGTATATTTACCAATATCCGCCTGCCTTCATTAAGCAGAACACCACAATACATAACACGACAAAATAAATAGATCCTGCAATCACAAATGTTTTAAACCACCATTTCCAATCTTTCATTTAGTTCTCCTTGTTATTTGATGGTACCTGTTGCTTAACTAATGCTCTTGTTAATGCACGGCGGATGAGTTTGTTATTGCACCAATAATATATTTGGCCAGCAACCATAGTGCTTATACTGCTACCACCAATACAAATTGATATTGTGCCAATATTGTAAAAGTCATAATCTATCTTTTGTATAAGTTCAGGATTGTTGTCAATCAAATCAACTAAGTCTAGAACAGGTTTGTCAGCCCACAACCGCAACCATTTTTCATACAAACTCATATTATTCCTCCAGTGATGATAGTCGAGCCACACCCAGCCGTTGTGAGAATGGCTAATGCTGGTGCTTTATGCGACATCTTCACTTACCTCCAAATCCAACTTCTTAATTTCACTTATAAGATGATCAACTAAGTCCATGCCAGTCTTGTTAGATTCATGAATAATTTTTACCATATAATTAAGTACACCAGAGATGTGATCCGTTATAGTATTGTCTGGCAATGTGAAAATCATTGTGCCATTTGGTGTCCCATTCTTATACTTACGCATAGCAATTTCAGAAAGGTGTATTTCAATCACACCTTTTGTAATACTAACTATTGTTTCAAGATAATCTTCAAATGCTTCTTTACCCTTCATACGCATAATACCTTGTCCGCTCATTCTAAATCCTCCAATGTAATACCACATTTCAATGCGTGTCTAACCGCATAATATTCATCTTCCCACACTTGTTTAAGTGCATCTGCCATAGTAAAACAATGCCATCTCTCACTTACAAATATACGATGCTCATAATAATCTTTATCTGTCCAATCTGTTGCTATATCAGTGCAGTCAGGGTCAGGGAATTGGAAACCAAAATAGTCTTCCATCTTACCCGTGATGTAATCAAACATAGCTGCCCAGCTGCCTTCAAACAATCTGTCACATATATACTCAGGATCTTTATCAAACACATCTTCAATCGCACTGCGTGCAAAATGTTCTTTCGCTTTGTTGTTCATAGTTTTACTCCTACATATTCTGCAAACAATTCGACTGCACTTTTTGATTGTGCCCACACCAATTGAAGTTGCTCAGGTGAGTCAAACCCACACTCTTTATATAGATAGACTGGGTAATTACCTTCATCACGGAACATCCCACCGTCTTCATTTACCATTAGCAAATGTCCATTAGCCTGCACAGCGTGCCACAACGACTCATAATCATTGTCTTCAAAACCATAGTCTTCTGGGTGCACTTCATCACTTTGTGCTCGGCATACTGCTTCATACATTGTTTGCTTGTTAATCACCAGCATCGTTTCTATTTTCCTGTTATTCGTAATTACCAAACGCTCGTATCAATCACGTCTTTGTTATTTACCCACTGTTGTATCGCGCGGCGCAAACCATCCAATGCTTCAAATGGTATGTAGCGATCACGGTCATTACCTTTAACCACTTTGTCACGCAAATCCACATACTGCTTTGCCATTTCATTATATTGCGCATTACCGATGTGAATCTCTGCCTGCGTATGTGCTATGTCTTCTAGGTATGTTCGACCATTAGAATCATACTGTGTATGGTCTCTTTGCCATTGATTTACAGCCAACAATATTGTACTCGTCTTAATGTACTTAGATCGTACATAGACCGTGTCATCATCCAAGTTTGCTACGTACGTCAAAAACCCATCAAGCGATACCAAGTCTTCAGGGTTAATTACTAACTTCTCGCCATGCTGTTCCAATAACACACGCACGTCTCGTATCCAATCATCGCTAGGCACGCCGTCTCTAAGTGCATCTCGATATGCTCTCATCAGATCCTGTAAAATGTCCACGCCGTTTAATTTCTTCTCGTTCATAAATTAATTTCCTGTTAAATACTCTTCGATAATCGGTGCGACAACATCATCCATACCTTGAATAACATTGCCGTAGTTTGACGCGGTGCGATACCCAGATGCGTCCGCCACCTGTCTATATCCGTAGCCGCCACTTGTCTTCGCAATGTAATTGCGCAACTCTTGGCTGATAAAGTCCATCCCTTTTTCAACCTCCTTCATTTGTTTCTCAACAGCCTCATACACACCTGCTGCGTGAGGGAACGACCCAGTGAGTGTTAAGACAATCAGATCAACATTGTTGAGGTTTGGTCGATAGAGCACCACATAATCACCGCACATCTCATACAGATGCAATGCACCTATATGCCGTGTTGTGTATTCACACATTGGCTTGTTACGACTAATAATATTTTCAACTGTAAGTGACATGTTACTCTCCTATTAAACACCTAGCACTTTTTTTGCAAGTGCATAAATCTTGTCCCAGTCTTCTTCAAATTTGATACGCACATCTTTCTCACGTTTGAGAAGTTTCACGTTATCGGTGAAGTGTTCCCACATCTTTTTACTGCCGTATGCACCTACCTCAACCGACACCCATACGAACCCGTTGATCCACTGTGCTTTGTATCGCCAGTTGCCTTGATCATCTTCACACGGCACATCACTTTCAATCTTAAACCGCTTAGTTGGCGGTGCGAGGAATGAAATGTATCGCTTATCTACCAGTTTGTATTGATGCACTTTGTATGGCAATTCAACCTCACGATCTAATTCTTCATTTGAGTTCATACCCAATCTCCTGTCCTTTCTTACCCAGTTTCTTTGTCACTTCTGGCTTGTCCATTACATCAGCCACCACCTCTTCACCTAGTCGTGCGTAGTCATACTTAGCACGATTACACACCCGCTCTGCAGCTGGCTTGCCATTCAACGACTTGAAGTACAACACCGTCTTGTCACGCTCTTCAGCAAACACTGCCCACTGCTGGTGGGGTGTCTCACTGAAGTCCCATAAATAATCAATAAAAAATCTCACCACTTACTCCTATGGGTTCTTAGTTAATGCGCCATTCGCCTCTAACAATTTATACATCTCATCAATTAGTGCAGGGATAACCTTACAGTTAATACGACGCACTTCATCGTGGTTCTTAACCAACTCTGCACAAGGGTTTGTTGTATAATGTGAGCCACCACGACCCAATACTTCAGCGGTTTCTTGTAGTGAATAAATAGTCTTCACAATCTCAAGAAATTTCCAACGGTCTTTGTCACTTTCAAACACATCACCCTTGTCTAATAAATCCTTCATGCCCTCAAACCAGTTGCACTGCTTACCATCTTTGTTGTAAGAAAATCTAGAATCAATGTGTGTATGGAAGTCAATATCTTGTGTTCTATAATTCCATCGTTGAAGGTAACCAAACCCCCAATACCAATCGCAATTCCATTTAGGTCTTTCTATATAAACACCACCGTCAAGGTCTGTGCTATCCCCCAACTTAATGTACTTAGGGTATTCTCTTAGCAACTCAGGCTCTTCAATACTTTTATACTTAACACTCATTTGTCACCCCATACTCACCTGGTAAATGATCAGCCACCTCTTTAATGAGGTCAGCCACTTCATGTTTGTCTGTGATGAACCCACCACAGCTGTCAATGAGATCACCGTCTTTGTCCGATAATTCAAACCACACCACACTGCCTCGCTGCCACATGTCATATGTGTCCAACTCTGCCTTGAGGTGGTCATTGGCAGCTATGATGCGTTGTGCCTTTGTCATCCCTGGCAACTCTTTCGCCAACTTCTCTACACTCACATAGTGACAACCCACCACGCCACTGTCCCAATCACCATATTTATAAGACGACACATGCGAGAACGACAGTCCAGAATGGTCATACATCCCAACCAAACTCCATACATAATTCTTATTGACGTAACTCATCGCACGTTCAACAAGACGGTCTTGCCATTTATTAGTTGTCCAGCCTTCACAATGATCAAGATAATAATTACCCCACATCATGAACCACTCAACGCCTAACTGCTCTACAACCTCTTGCCCAGAACAAGTTGGTCGTACATCATTATCCATACACCAACTAATAAGATCTTCTCGCTGTGGTGCATATTTACACCCACCTTCTTGTGGTAGATTGTAACGACTATGCCACATACTCATCGTGCAAAGGTTATCCCACTCACGCGGTGAATCTGAATCTTCATCATGTCGGAAAATAATCTTTGCACCATCTTCATATTCTGCTGCAGCAACTATATTGTTGTTGTCAAATTCAATTTCTTTAAATTTCATATAAACCACCTTTAAAACTAATTTATTAAGCCGCTCTGAGAACGGCTGATGATAGTCGTCACATCGTAAAGTGTATGTGTAAGGTAATATGCTTACCCTTCACGTCAAATATTTCACGATATTTTGCAATCGCCTCACGCTTGCTATAACCCATAAAGCGTCTGCGACCAAGCCACTTGTTCTTATACATCGCGTTAATTTCCCACATAATTAGTCCCACCCAAAATATGCGTCAATCAATGCAACAAAGTTCTCCATCTCAGTCTGAAGATCCTCGCGGTCGAAGGTACCTTCTTCATCTAAAATACTTTGTGCCATCGCCTGAATCTCATTCCACAAGTCCATAATAGTCTTCCAACTTTCTGCACGTGGAAGGGTCAAGTTCTGTTCCATGAACTGTTCAATGACCACCGTCTTGATATGGTCTTCACCGTAAATACGCTCATAAAGTGTGTCTGCCCACACCTCATCACCGAACACTTCAATCTTGCCGTATTCATCAATAAGTTGTTGCATAAACATATCGCGCAACTCATTGTACCCACGATTAGACAATGGCTCACTGTCGATGAACCACTCATCGCGTGCATTGACTATGTGTTCACACACTTCATCAACTTTTCGTGCGTTATCCAGCTCCTGTAATGCCAACCGCAGTCCTTCTAGGGCAGCTTGGCTAAAGTATGTATAAAGTTTGTTTCCAAACATACATGTTCTCCTAGTTGTTTATAAATTATCATCTACCGTAAAGGCGCGCATCTTAATGCACACACCATAATGCTCGTCGAAGTGCTCAGTGCTTAGGCACTCATCATCGCTGGTGGCAAAGCGTGCTTGGTTACCTGTTTGTGTTTGGTAGTCCATCAACCACTCTCTGTCCATTGCATTAACCCCTGCGATGACCAACCCAACTACAATCGTCAGGCACACTAAAAAGTTTTTCATTATCCACCGTCCTCAGTTAGCCGTTTTGAGAACGGCTAACCATGTTTATTATTCGTCGTCACACTCCAATGTTAAATCAATGAAGTAATAATATGGAGGCATCCATCTCAGTATGGCTAAACGCATAGCATCAATGTGTTTTAAGGCTTCTACATTAGAGTCTATGTTGCTGTCGATACCTAATAGATATTCACCTAATGTGTGCATACTTCCGACCAACGCATCGTGCGCGTCACCCTTCATGAAATCTGCTGCATAATAACTTAGTGCAATTTGTTGTAATGAGCTTAGCCCCTTGTTATTTAGATCTTTCCCCGTCTCCTGCTCGTAATAATGCAATGCTTCAAACATTCTACTAGGTGCAAAGCGTTTGCCATGAACCTCCATCGTGTTACCTACGTTATTAAGTATTGCTGCTACATAGCGTAAAAACTCCTCATTCTTGACCAACGCCTCTGTCTCAATAATAGGGCGTGATAGCTGTTGACTGTGTTGCAAGTCTCTATAACTCGCCAGAAGCCCCATTAACCCCTGCGCCCAGATGTTAGGTGATTTACAAATACAATATTTAAAATAATCTACTGCGTCTTGCATGAATTTTAATGCGTCCATAATTTTCTCCTATTTACTTAGCCGTTCTTAGAACGGCTAATATGTCCCGTACTCATCCCACACCATGCCATCAAACTCACGATGTGACACACCCTCATTTAAGAAGGTCTGAAGTTCTTTTTTGATTTTGTTGATGTCTCGCTTAGTGAGTTTGCTATCCCACTTACGCTGCAAGTGCTTGCTCTTATTGAGGAAAAACTCCCCATAAATATACACGCACATATTGGCAATACAACAAGGGTCAATCTCGGAGTGCATATCACCATAATTGTCCTGCTCATACTTATTCACCAGTCGAATTGCCGACCATGTACCTACTGAGTCACACGCCTCTTCAGCTTGACTAACAAAGATAAATGCAGGGTCTTCATTAAATAGTTCATTATGCAAATCACACCCATACGTGCCAACCTTGCCATCAATGGCATTTGCCATGACCAACATTCTGTCGAGGACTTTGTCATCCTCTGTGTTGTCAAACACAAACCCCATATCGACCTCCTATTTATAGTCAATAAAAATCTTCTCATACCCTGCAGGTAGCCAGTCCTGCAGTGCTTGTCGCACTTCAACAAGTCGGTACACCATCTCACGACCATTCCCACTCAATGCTGACTGGTATGCACGGCTCATTGCCAACTGCACATATCCCCACCCATCATTCCCAAGGCAGGACTCCATGTTATTACGTGCACGGTTCTCAAGTGTCGATCTCCCTGCTACCAACAAAGGGTCATCATCCTCATGATAACGATGTTGATACTCGTGCAGTGCAAAAAGCAATGTCCCTGCACCCACTGAGCAATCTAACTCATCTGGCAACTCAACATTCTCATTCACGTCCACCATTACAGCGTCTAATACTCGCTGTCTAATTACATCAACTTCAAAAAAGTCGTCCAACGTCGGTGCATTAAATGATGTCCCATCTGCACAATAGTTACCCAAACGTTGTGCGATGTTCTGACACAACCCGTTGACCACACCACTCTCCAGTGTTCTGTCAAGTGTAGTCATCAACTTACGTAAGATGACGCACTTATTATTTTCGTTACTCATTTTGTTTTCTACTCTACTCTACTCAACCGTTCTTAGAACGGTCAATCTCAGTCACTGTTATGCCTCTTTCTGCATACGTTCATACTCACGCTCTACTGCCAGCTCACACCGCTCAATAAGCTCGTCCAGCTCACGAAACTCCAACCATCCGCGCAAATGCTGGCAAGGTGTTGGATAAACTTCTACCTCATCAAACTCAAGCCACCCATTGCCTATTAGTTGCAACGCTCTGTTCATCGCCAACGACTTATCGTGCCAACTCTTCGCACCTCTTAATAAGGTGTAAAGACTAAATTCATTACGAATAGTCGTCACCACTGTGTCTGGCAGGTCGTTCACCAATGGCGTGCCACGCATCTCGTCGTAGCACTTATAGGCTTTAGTTACTGCGTCTCTTTTGTCCTTTGGCAAGTTATCCCACCAAATTTGTGTACCTTCATCCTTAAATTTCATTGCTCTTCTCCATCTTGCACTTCTCCGTCACGCACAGTCGTGCAATCAATTTCTGGTTTATCGTTCCACGCAAAAATAGCGGGATTGGTAAAACAATGGTCAAACGCCTCTGCGTCCGTCGCATATTCTGCTGTCTCTACCAGCTCGCACATTGCGTTGAAATAATAGTAAGTGGTCATCGCATTCTCCTCAGTTTGTTTAGTGCTTTAGTCGTTTTCAGAACGTCTGAGCATTTGCCATTTAGCGGGTGCACAAAAGCCCTGCCTGTTTTGCCCTAGCTATCCAATAGTAAGAACAAAACAAGGTAACAAGATAAAGAAAATGTTAGAAATTCCTTACACTTCTTTTCTCTTTGTTGCGCCTATAATAGCAAAGTTTTTCTAGCTTGTAAATAACCTAATTGAAAAAATTTAAAAATATTTTTCGTTTTCTGTTATCGGTACAGTGAAAAATCAATCTATTTCTATACGTTACCTATTATAATCTATGTTTTTATGGTGTCAATACTTATTAGAATATTTTATTGAAAAAATTTAATTTTATCTTTTGTGTTGTTTAGTTGTTGCATTTTTATATCTTCCTTTAGTTAGCCAGGGCTAAGTTGCCAGGGCAAACAGTGGTAATGAACCTGCAGGGGGTTATCCCCAACCGTTTGTAGCAAAATGTAACACAAAAACACTATACACATAAATTACCTCACACGCATTTTTGTCGTGTGACACACAAAATGAGTTACTTCGTTATTTGGTCGTTTGGTGTTCACACAAGAATTTTAAATAAAATGGTTGGTGTTGTGATTTAGTTAATGGTGAAAATGCAAAATTGATTAAAAAATAACTTTGCCCGTTAGGGGGTACTTACCACTGTGACTTCGTTACTATGGATTGGTGTTCTATTTTCACACGATTTAGCGAATTTACTGTTTTTATTTAGTTATTTTGGCATTTCCACCTCGAAAAAAATTAGGCAATTTGGTGATCGCGTTTTTACCCCCCAAAAAAAAAGCAAAAAAACGCGATTTGCAAATGGCATACTCTTAAAAAAATGACCCCATATATATAATTATTTATTATTATTATTATATTATATACAAATAACAAAATGCTACTCTCTGTGAACCTCATTTTTGTGTGAATGCTCTTTTGCACGGTGTTTTTGCCATGTGTACACCAAAGCACTAAGCACACCAAACAACCTCACACACGTGCCAACCATTGACCTTACCCAACAAACCGCACCACCTCACCACTACCCATCGCAGCTACTATCACTATCATCACTCAGTGACTGAGCCACTGAGCCACTGAGTTACTTAGTTACTGAGCCGTTATCAAAACGGCTAAAAAATGCAAATAAAAAAAGCCGTTATTAAAACGGCTAAATTTAGGCAATAAAAGAGCCTAGCATTTTCTGCTAGGCTCTTTCTTTATTTCTTAACTTGTTTTTTAATTGCCTTGAGTGTTGCCTCAAGCGTTTTTAATATTGATGCTTGTTCTTCTTCGTTCCATTGTGAAGAGAATTTCTCTTCAATGTACTTGAGTTCTCTTAAAATTTGATCCTCTTTCTTTCCCTTGCCCTTGCTAGATTGCCCAATTTCACCGTTTAAGTCGTTGCGAAGTTCATCAAGGAATTTCACCAATGCTTGAAATTCTGGCAACTTATAGTTGACTTTCGGGTTTACCATTAAACCCAACGCAACGATCTTATCTCTCAAAGTGGTATTTTGTGCACGGTTATCCGTGCAAAAAACAAGTTTTAGCTCTTCATTTATTTCTAAATCTAACGCCTTACAGAATGATTTTAACTCTTCAGTTACTTCGCGAACTCTTACGCCTGTTTTATTAGGCGTAATATCGCCAAATATAGCCTTGAAGCAGTTTTGATTTTCTGTATTTCTATCCACTTCAGAAAGAAGTAAGGAAATATAAAAGGGAATATTTTCTCTTAATATTTTTTTGATTGTGAATGATGTAGAATAGTTTGAATGTAACGCATTTTTCAATTCTGATTTTTCTTCATCACTAAAATCAATTTTTTTTGCCTTTAGTTCTTCAATTTCTTTTGATGATTTGCCTAAAATATTCTCAAGGGCGGTTAGTTTTTCGTTGTAAGTTGTCATAATTTGATCCTCATTTGTTTTATGTTGTTTACTAAAATCTTTTTGTTTACTGTTTTCTTTATCGCCTAAACAGTGAAAAAGGCTAGTTATCAAAGACGGTATTTTTTAGCAATTACATAGCGATTTTTATCGCTATTTAAAATCACCCAATAACCGAACTTGCCTTTTACACAATCAAAGGCTTTAAAATTTTGGTTATCTACTGCGATCTCAATATTATCAAAAGCATTCAATGCTACAACTTGACCGATACGATAACCGAACATTTTTACAAGTAAATTTTTAATCATTTTGAGTTCCCTCAATTTACTAATATCTAACCACTAGTTTGCGGTGTTTTCGTAAAGGCTTTTCCCCTTTACTTGTCGCATATTATATACGAACTAAAAAATTAAGTAAATAAATATTTTAAAAAACTTTTTCGTTTGATTAAAAAATGAACAAGGTTACTCAGTGCATAGCATAACCAACTATCATCAGAACAGAAGAAAGAAGATGAAGAAATTTTTTAATTGCCGTGCCGTTCTGAAAACGTGTGGGCGTGATTGCTTGCACGGCTTGCCGTCTTATGTGCGTGGTTCTTTCGTGTGCGGGCGAGTGACCCCCCCACTGGACACGCGCGTTTCCGCAGCCCCTTCTACTATCATAGGCTATACTGCTGTAGATATAAGGCACCCCCACACCTTTTTTATATGTGTACACCAAAGCACCAAGCACACATAATAACTTTTCTTGCACACCAACAATTCCAACCACCACCCCTAAGTCACTAAGCACACGTAGTAACTTTTCTTGCACGACGACAACCTCACCCACCCCCTGCTGGTATTAAGTCACTAAGTATCTTAGAAACCCTGTCCAGCCCTGCCTCCACCCCCTGCTGGTACCAAATCACCAAATCACCAAATCTCATATATGACCATACCCCCTGCCAAAACGCCCTCACTTCTTCACCAATGAACATTGCTGCTAAACAAATATCATACAAGACACCCCACCCCCTGCCTGCTACTAAAAAATATCATAAATAATTTTTGCCAACCCTATTGACACCCTATCCCTGCCGTCCTATAATGCACCCTGTAAGCGACGGTCTGAAGGAGCCTAACTTACACGGCACAGAAGAGGGGCGTCAAACTTCCGTGCCAAATTAGCGAGGTGGAGCAGTAGTAGCTTGCTTGGTTCATACCCAAGAGGTCGTCAGTGCAAATCTGGCCCTCGCTTCCAATGCCAGTTCCATTGCCTTACCAATGGACGCAAGAGCACCCGCAAATTTGGGAGTGTGCTGGCACCAACGTCGTAGAGCCAGTGAGCAAGTGCTGTTAGTCCTACAGCAACGTGGGTGAAAATCCCTCCTACGACACCCAATGGGGGGTGTAGCATAGCGGCCAAGTGCACAGAGCTGTTAAACTCTGAGACGTCGGTTCGACTCCGGCCACCGTCCACTTATGAGTAGTGTAGCATAATGGTCAAATGCCCTGGGATCGTGTTTCCGGGCGATGTCGGTTCAAGTCCGACCACTACTCACACAACATGCAGAGATAGCTCAGTTGGTAGAGCGGTCGCCTGAAGAGCCTCGCGTCCCAGGTTCAATTCCTGGTCTCTGCGCCAATGTCGGGTTAGTATAAGTGGTTATTATTACGGGACACGCGCAGGATCCTGTAGATGTAGGTTCGAGTCCTACGCCCGACGACAATTTACTTTATCAAACATATTTGAGCAGAGTGTGTTTGGCTAAGTGAGTTTTTCATGATGAAACCTTTATATAGGTAGTTCCTTAGGTATTAGCCCGATGATTCTCCACGGGCTATTTTTTTGCTTGCAATTTAGAGCACCCTAGTATATAGTGCTCGGTATAGCGAGGGTGTTATGAAGAAACGTAAGGCATACACAGCCGCCGATGAAGAATTGATTATCCGTCTTAGAGGCGAAGGTCTGAGTGAAAAGCAGATTGCCAAAGAGATGGGGAGAACGCAGAACTCAATCCACTGCAAAGTGCGAGAGATGCGTGAAGCAGGAAAACTGTCGCCCGTCCGAGAGACAGCCAAACTCTCCCACACTGACTTAGAGACGTTGGCGACAGCCCATTTTACAACCGTTGAGGTGGTGGAGTATTTCCAGAAACTGCTCAAGACAAACAAGTATAGCAGTCTGGAGAAGCTCGATGCGGTCTTATTGAATTTCCATGCTAACGGGAAGAAGTGCCCGTATTTTGGTGTGGAGATTGTGCCTGATGCGGACAAGGGGATGTTTGCTGCAGTATTGACGGTAGACGACCTTGGACGCCCAATGGTGGTGAGCAAACAAGCACAGAAGATGCGAGGCAAGCTGAGTCATAAGATGTTTGTCAAAGTCATCTCGACTATTTATGAGAATCTATTTACACCTAAACGATGACGTGGCATAATGTGTCCGTCAGCCGTTAGGGGGCATTGGGTATTCAGTGGGGGACCCTCTGGCGGTCTGACGCAGCCGTCTCCGCACGGTTGTGTGTTGAAATCTTTTAGGTTAATTGAGTTGAAAAGTACAAAGTCCTGTAGGTCTGTAGCCCGCAGGACTTTTCTTATTTCCATGCCTTGCTGGTGGTGACGGTAGCGTCCTTATTGTAGCCAAGAGGCTTGTCGTAGGTCTGTTTGGTTGGACCGTTGATGTCTGGGTTAAATTGCTGAGAGTCGAAATCATTAAATTGGGTGACGGGTTTGTCGGACTGACCTGCTCCGCCATAGGATTGGTTTGGTGGGTTTTGTGTGCCTTGTAGCTGTACGCGATTGCCCGTGTTCTTGCAGTCGTAAAGTACGCAGCCTTTCGGGACGGTGACATATTCGAGGGTGCAGCCTTTTAGGAAACATCCCTCTTTCATTTCTGATGGTGGGTTGCTGTAATTTTTTGGGCAACATTTTTGGAACTTGCAGTTGATAAAAAAACAGCGTTTGCCGAATTTGCATTGGGCGAGAAACGTGCAGTTTTCAAAATAAATGTCGTCGTTGAATGTCATGCCAGGGCCGAATGTTCCACCCGTTATATATTGTACAAATGGCATAGTGTGTTCCTTGTGTTATACTGTAAAGAACATTTTACCCCACGGAGTGAAAAATGAAATTAGAAGATGACGTGGTGAAGCAGATAAAAGACGTAGGGATGAAAGACCAATATTACAAGCACGTCTATTTACCTGACTTTGCCAGAGACATTGTCCTGTATGGCAAGACCGATGCGATGGGTGTGCTGACGTCTTATGAGTTGACAGCTGAGGACTTTCAGACGATTGCCAAGATGCCATTGTTCTTGACGCACGTCGCGAACCTGCGTAAGACGCTGGCGAGTTCTGACTACGCAGTGGTGCAGATTAAAGCAGCAGAGGCACTGGAGGCGGTTGTGCTCAGTCTGCAGGGACGAGTGGCACAAGGTGTGATGACGACACCTGAGTTGATCAAGACAGGTGATTTCTTGTTTAAAGTAATTGGCAGTGAGTCTCTACGTAAACAAGTTGCAGCGGAGATCACAGGGCCAGTGAACCAAGGCACGGTGGTGAACATTGCCTATGGGGCAGACTTGCACAAGCTGAAGCCTTTGCCAGCAGATGTTCCGGTTAATGAGACGTTTGCAAAAGTGGCATCGAATTATGATATGACGGGTGTCGTGGACGCGGAGGTAGAGCGTGTATAATCAGATTTATCCAATGGAGAAATACCCTACGCTCCATAAGTTTGCTATTTCAGAAGCGAAGGTGAAGTGCGTAGTTGGACCTGCTGGTACTGGAAAAACCAGTTTCATGGCGATGGAGATCCTACGCAGAGCGTGTATGCAGGAGCCAAATCACGAAGGTATAAGATACACCAAAGTGATGGTGGGACGCAATACTTATCAGGTCTTGAAGTCTAATACGATTGATACGTTTAAACGTATGTGGGGGAACCTCGCATGGTTTAAAACAGGTGCTGCTCCACTACGAGCAGGGTTATATTTATCATTAGGCGATGGCACCAAAGTGCAGTGTGATGTTGAGTTTATCTCGTTTGATACACCTGACTCTATTTCAAAACTGTTGGGGTATGAGCCGACGATGGTGTTCCTTGATGAGATTTCTGAAATGTCTGAGGATATTGTATTGGCGGCAGCTCGACGTATTGGTCGTTATCCATCAGGTGTGTTAGGGAAGTGTACGTGGTCAGGTGTAATGATGGCCACTAACGGACCACGTAAAAATCACTGGCTTTATGACTGGTATTTGGGGAAAAAGGATGAAGAGTTCAAACGAACTGAGAAAGGGTCTAACCGTAAGTTCTTTGAGTTCTTTAAACAACCTGCCGCACTTCTTCAGAACCGAGACGGGGACTGGGTACCTAATCCACGTGCTGAGAATATTGATAATCTTGCAGAAGGGTATGGGTATTACTTTGATATGCTGGGTGGCAAGAAGGCAGACATTCAAGCCTATGTGCAGGGTGACTTTGCAGATCTTGTAACGGGTAAATTGGTATTCCCTGAGTTTAACCGAGACTTTCATGTGGTGGACGAGAGCACGCTTGATTTGTCAGGTGGGTTCCCGATGTACCTTGCATTCGACTTTGGGCGCACACCGTGCTGTATTGTAGCCGTGCAAATGCCATCTGGTGCGATTGTGATCATTGATGAGATGTATGGTGAAGACATGGCGGTGGACACACTAGCCAAGACTGAGATATTGCCACAGCTACGTCGTACCTATCCTAAGGCGTGGATTGAAGATGGGTGGGGTGACCCTGCAGGTGAACAGAAAACGCAGGCAGTTGAGCTGACCCCATTTGAGGTGTTGAAGGATAATGGGATTTATATTAAGAACCCAGACCCATCTAACCGACTTGAGCCACGTATTGAGGCCGTGAAACAATATCTTACTCGCACAGTAGAGGGTGGACGCCCAATGCTGCAGGTGAGTTCAAAATGTAAGTTGCTTATTCAGGCACTAGGGTCAGATTATATCTATGAGATGAAACGTGGTGCAAATGGGGTGTTTATGGATAAGCCAACAAAATCGCACGTGAACTGGGTATCAGAGTTGGCGGACTGTACGCAATATCTTTGCTTAGGAATGTCAAGTATGCTAGGATCACGCAAGAAACGTAGTAGATTTTCTAATCTACCTCCACTGAACACAAGATTATTGAGATAGGAGATAGAAATGCAGATAGTATTTCGTGGGGTTCCACAAGCTAAACCTAAAGGTGTGTGCCCTTGCCGTCGTGGTCGTACCGCTAAGTAAGGAGTAGGGACGTGGCGAGTAAAAAGATTAAAAAGCTCCAAGACGAGCTGGCTTCCTATGTTCGCCACCGTTTTGAAGAAGCGAAATCAGCCAAAGCAGAAGAATACGAACGGTTAAAACAATGTCTTCGTCAAGTACGTGGTGATGACCAGTGCGAGACATGTGATGACGTTGGTGTTGAAATGAATATCACATCACCGATTGTTCGTGGTGTAGTTGGGTTGTTACGAGATGTGTTTTCTAACTCTATCGACAACCCTTTTGTCATTAAGTCAACCCCGATTGCTGAACTCAATGAAGATGCTAAAGAATTAGCTGCAGAATTACTGGAGCGTTCTTTAGTTGATATTGGGTATATACAGGGTCAGATGACAAAAGAGCAAGCTGCAGATATTGGTAATGAGTTGCGTGAGGCAGTTAAGCTGGAGCAACAACAGATTGCAGATCGTGCAGCAGCGGCAATGAATTTACTTGTCCAAGACAACTTGCGCGATGCAGAGTGGGTAAAAGAGTTTGGAGACTTCCTCTATAACTTTGTTGTATTCCCTGCAGCCTTTATGAAAGCACCGTGTGTTAAGGTGGTCAAACAGAAAGACTGGAGTGGCAACCGAATGGTGGTCAAGGACAAGATGGTTCGTGCAGTAGAGAACATCAGCCCATTCGACATCTATCCAGCACCTCACGCTAAATCGTTAGAGACAGCGGAGTTTGTTATTGAACGTCGTAAAATGAGTAAGTCTGAGCTTATTGATTTATACAGCGTGCCAGGATTCCATGCAGACGGAATTGAGGAAGTGTATACCACATATCCAGGTGGGTATATCGAGCCGTATGAAGACGGGGAGCATGGTGAAGAAGTAACAGATGATACGGAGGTTGGTGATGGAGAACACGATTCAGCTCAAGGGTTCTACGATACGATTGGCTTTTATGGCTCTATTCGTGGTGATATTCTTGAAACGTTTGGTATGGAAGTGGGTGACATCCATCGTACCTACGAAGCTGAAATCTGGATGGTAGATGACATCATCATCAAAGCGAACTTGAATCCGGATCCACTTGGTCGTAGACCATTCTTTTCCGCATCGTTTGAACCTATCCCTGGCAAGATTTGGGGTGAGAGTCCTGTATCTCGTCTTAAAGGTGTTCATGATGTTTGCGCTGCTACAATTCGTGCGCTTGTGCGAAATATGGAGTATGCGTCAGGTATTCAAGGTGAAGTAGACCCTGAGCGATTAGTCGGTGACACTGAGGACCCACGTGTAGTACAACCAAACCAAATTCGATTGGTTGACAATGATCCTAAATATGGTGGACAACCAACATATCGCTATTACACAATCCCAGATATTTCTCATAATCTAATGACAACCTTTGAACGGTTCCAACAACAAGGTTATGAGATCATTGGTATTCCACGAGTGGCATTCGGATCTAGTCAGAATCTTGGTACAGTTGGACGTACATCAGGCGGTGTGGCAATGGTGTTGAACCAAGCCAGTAAGTCTGTAAAATTCGCATTGCGAATTGTAGAAGAAAATATTATTGAACCAGTCATCCAATCATTTATTGACTACCACTTAATGTTCTCTAATGATCCAGCAATACAAGGCGATATTCGCGTTTATGCACGTGGTGTGAGTGGTATTGTAGAGAAAGAAAACAAAGAGCAAAAACTTGAGTGGGTAGTACAATCAATTTCAGGTTGGGTTGGTCAGCAAGATGAAACAGGACAACCAATCGTACCTGGCTCTGCAGTTAGAACATTACTGGCTAAACTATTTGAAAGTGCTGGTATTGATACTGAAGACATTTTCCCGAACCACGATTTACAACAAGTGATGAATCAATCGGTTGGGCAACAACCACAAACACAGCCATTGGTTGACGGACAACTTGATGCACGAAGTGGTGCCGCGATGGATGCTATTGCTAATCAAGGTGCAGTAGGGCAAAATAATGGTCAACCTGGAGCAATGTGATGAAAACCAAAGTAATTGAAATCCCAATTACCGTTTACGGAGATGATGCGTCAGCTGATTACAACGAAGATGAAACGATTGTTATCAGTGACCTCACCCTCGTACACATTCAAACCCCCGAAGAAATGATGAATAACCCAATCGTAACATTCTACCGTAAGGTGCCTGTTATTGAGGGTTGTTCTGTAGAAACATTTTGCTACTGTTTTGGAGCAACGTGTGATGAAATTTATCTACCACCTGGCGAGTATGAGATGTCAGTGGAAGTTGAAGGGGCTAAGTATACGCCAAATGGTACTTATGAAATGACAATGGCATTTGAAGAAGTTGACCAAGCCTATACATTAGCTACAAAATTAAATGCCTTAGGGGGTTGCCAGTGAGCACAATGAGTTTAACATTATCAAAAAAAGAAGTGTTGGCGTTACGACGTTTTCGTACTAGCAACGACACTGCAGTAATCAAAGGGTTATTACAACGCCTTTTAGACTCCGATATTGAGGGGTTTGAAGAGACTGAAGCAAGCGAAGAATTGCGTTTACGTGTTGCAGCAGACAGACGTTTAATGGCTATTTTATTTGACAGCGAACTAAATTTGGAGCAGACGAATGAAGCGTAAATCAGCAGTTATTGATGCCCAATGTGGTGACCGTTTGATCTTTGGGTTAGTAAACCCAGATGAAGACGCGTTATATCAATTACAATATGGTTTCATGCCACCAGATGGTCAAATGGTGACTGATGTGGTGTGGCAAAATGTACGTGTTAACGGTAAAGAAGTATTGTTAGACACAAACAATTACCCGTTGGTGTACAATGTATATGCCTCAGGTAAATATCGTTTAGTGAATATGGCAGGTGATAATACATCAGCATTGCCAGTGCTCATTGAACAATACAGTGTGAATAACTACCTTGTGAAAGAAAAGGCTATCTAATGAGTAAGCTAGACCGTATTCAACAACGCAAAGACGCGTTGGAAAACATCCGCAAAAACGCAATGACACACCGTGTTATCTGCGATTTGTTGGATTCCGAACTTGCACAGGTTCGTGAGCGTTATGAGACGACACAACCAGCAAGTGAGTTTCTTCGTGGGCAGTTGATTGCCTTAAAATCATTACGTAATGAAATAGGAGACAGATAATGTCGCATACCCAAATTGAGGCTGCAGCCGACGAGGCAATGGACAAGTTCCTTGCCGGAATGAATGGTGAACAGACACAACCCCCAGCAGAAGACAAGAAGGAAGATGAACTAGACGAGTCTCAGTTCGCAGTGGACGACGAAGGTGAAGAAGAAATCCCCAGTCAACCGCAAGCTCCTTCAGGTAGCAGTTCTGGCTCTAATCAGCCACTATCGCAGCAACCACTAGCACAAGCACCAACAATGTACACACCAGAGCAACTGGAGTACGAAAGACGCTTGGCGGAAGAGCGTGGGCGTAACGCGGCAATGACGCAGATGATGCAAGGTGGTGTACAGCAGCACCAACAACCTGAGCATCAAGGACCAGCACCATTATTTGATCCATCAGAAATACAATTAACTGATGAAGAGATCAATCTGTACGGTAAAGACGCTACAGCGTATGCAGAGAAAATAGCAAAACGTGTAATGCAACAAGTGCACGAGAAAGCTATTATCCCGTTACAGCAACAAATTTATCAGCAACAACAGGCACTGAACCAAAACCGCGTGGATTCAGCAACACAACAATCACAGTTGTTATTCCAGCGCGTGCAAGCTGCAGTACCTGAGTTGCCACAAATCACACAGTCTCAGGAATGGCGTAATTATTTAAATACACCTGCACCTGGTACTGGTGGGGCGGTCGCTATGAGAACTCTCTTAGAGACCAACATTCGTCAAGGGAATTTCGACGGTATTAAAGAGATTGTCGACATTTATCTTGACCGAAGCAAGCAGTCGGGTTTACAATCTCAAGTATCACCCGGTAGATCACAGGTGAGCACTCCCCCTAGCACCCTAGCCACCCGCAAGCCAAAACAGCTTGCCTACTCTAAGTTCTTATCAGCAAAAAACCAATATGTTTCTGGACTGATGTCTTATGACGAGTTCTCGCGTATTGAAGCAGTCTACGATAAGGCGGCGGTAGAAGATCGGATTAACTATGACAAATAAAGGTTAGGAGTAATCTAATGCCAAGTAAAAACAGACCGAGCGGTATGCAGTCTTCGATTGGTTATCAGGTCTATTCAATGCTTAATCAGCCTTTCTTCGCTGATAAGATGATGACCCGTACTTATGCAGACACCATCGCGGGAGCTATTACCTCTCAAGACATCGTTCCTACAGAATTAAAAAACTGTGGTAACCAAGTAATTTTCCGTCGTAAGCCGGAAGGTGAAATCTTTGACTATGTCAAAAACCAAAACTTATCATATTCCGAATTGAGCACTGACACCATTACAATGGTTGTTAAACGTGCTAAATACTGGAACTTGAAATTAGATGAAATTGATATTTCAGAAACTTGCGACATTAAGAAATGGGTGCAATGGTTCTTAGACGATTGTGCGGAAAAACTCCGTCAAAAAATTGACCAAGAAATCTTGAACTATATTCCTCGCAAAGCAGATGCGTTCAACAAAGGTTTACGTGCTGGTAAATTATCAGGTGCGTACAACTTAGGTGGATTCGGTGCACCAGTGACCATTACAGCAGAAAACTTAATTGAACATTTAACCAACTTATCAGCTGTGTTAAATGAGCAAATGGTTCCACGTCAAGGTCGTTTCATCGTATTACCACCAGCAGCAGAAACCCTATTCTACCGCAATCAGTTGTTAAATAACGCGGCAGCATCAGGTCTTTCTAAAGCGGTTGTGTTGACTCAAAACGTGCCGGAAATTATGGGCTTCAAAGTGTACTTCACACCAAATATGCCTATGATGTTCGACCCAGTTGCGAAGAAAAATACATACATGATCGTGGCAGGTTTAAAAACAGCAACTGGTTTTGTGACCAAACTCACAAAACAAAAACACATTGACAGTGCTGAAACTTCGTTTGCAGAATACTGGCGTGGTCTTCAAATCTACGATTTTGAAGTTCTACAACGTGAACAGTTAGCTGTTCTTTATGCGTCAGTAAGCCTATAAGGGAGGTAGACGATGAGCGTTATTTATAATGTATTCCTTGGTGGTGACAAATTAAAATACCCTTGGGATAACTGGATGGACAATGACCAGAGCGACAAGAATGCCAAGTTAGAATATGCGGCGCACTTGAAACGCACTAACTACACTGTACCATTCTTCTTCTCTCGCTTTGCACCGCATTGGAACAACTGGTTTGTAGAGTCAGAAATGACTGACCTTGCAAACGGTGATGGTTTTAAAGCCTTCCAATTAGCTGCAGGTTCACAAATCAAACAGCTTGTATTCCATAACAAAACTGCCGTACCTGGCACTAAAGTTTCATTGGAGTTAAGTGGTGTTACTGGCAAAGAGCCAGCTGATGTAGTGGCATTAAACAAAGCCGTAGAAGATGCACAAGCAGCTTATGAAAAAGCACATGCAGCGTCAGTTAAAGCACCTGAAGATGCGGACTTAAAAGCTAAAGCAGCTGAAGCAAAAGCTAAAGTAGCTGAAGCAAACAAAGCATTACAAGAGGCAACTGAAACTGTTATTGCAACACATGAAGTTGACTTATCAAAAGTTGGGTACTTCGTATTTGATATTGGTGAGTTCTTACAAACCAATGGTGACTTAACCATTATCAAAAAAGAAGGTACATTTGAATCAGCTTGCTTCTCAGCGTTTGTAGAAGTAAATGACTTCAGCGATGAGCATCAATGCCATTGTGGTGTGTTGCCATGCGACACTGATTATCCGGATGCGTTGTGTACTCCACAACACACTGGCACGCGTTTAGCCTAAGTGCTTAACAATCGGGGAGGCTACAACCTCCCCTTTTTTCTAGGAGAATTAAAATGACCCCACAACCTAATCAACAAGTTCCACTAGCGTTTATCGACCGTACTGGGTATGTAACGCCATTCAACGGTATTATGGACCGCACATTAGACGGTTGGTATATTTATGACGATGTAACACTTAAAAAAGCGTTAGAGCAGATGCGTCGCCTTGAAGAAGACCGTGTACGTGATGAGATTGGAATTATTGATGTTCAATACTCAGTGAATGAAGAAGATTCAGAAGCCACAGGTATTGGTCAAGATGCACCGGAATTTGCTCGTGATATTTTTGGTGTTGAAAAAGCTGTGCCATTCTTGAACATGGGTAAACAGGCTCCGGCAATGGATTTAACACCAGGTCAATTACCTGAGATCATCCCTCCGCCGCCTCCACCAGTTCAAACTACAACCGTAGATCACTTGCACGTGACTCCAGATAATGAAAATTTATCTGAAGATGAAATGGCAGAGATGTCAGAAAAAGCACTTAATCCTAATCAAGTAGCGGCAGCTATTATGGGGCTATAATGAAAATATCCTCCCTAATTGAAGATGCTCGTCGATACGTTGTAGGCTACTACGAAGACGATGATGAGCAGTATGTACATTGGTTAGAGGAGGATTGGTTAAGCTACGTCAAAATGGCGATTGGCATTGTAACGTTGGCTGACCAGTCCGCGTTTACCAAAGTAATGGATATTGAGCTAGTAGAAGGCTCAGTACAAGAAATTCCAGATGAGTGTAAGACACTCAAAGCTGTTCGTGGCGTTAAAGACGAACGTGGGGTTATTACCCATCGCGTACGTAAACGTGCGAGCAACACATTAAAACTACCAGCTATAAGCAGACCTCTTTGTAAAAGCATCACTAAGAGCAACAGTGATTATGTTGTGAAAAGTTATGCACTTGATGACGATGATGATCGTATCATTGTTGTTGAACCACCAGTCCCTGCAGGTGTGACAGGATTACTTACAATATCCTGTTATTCTCCCCCAACAGTAGAAACCGAAGATGATGATATTGAGCTTACACAGGCTCAACAAACAGCTGTATTTGAGTTGGTATTGTATTATGCGTGGGGTGTTGATATTGAAGATACAGCGAACCGTGAGCGCAGTAATACACACTGGGAGCACGCTATGACATTATTGAAAGTAATCAATGATGCAGACAGCAAAGCATTGAAACGACAAGCGAGAGTAATGAATGGCAACAATTAGTCAATTTTTAGATTATGTTCAGCTGTATGCACCTGATGTTGATGACGGTGTTGCACAGTTTGCTATTCAGGAAGCTGTGACAGATTTCATGCTGAAAACAGAACTAGCACGTGATTTCATACGAATCCCACTTCACGACAAAGTTCACGACTACGCTATTGAATTAGACAGTTGCCGTATCTTGGCAAGCATCAAGTCAGTGAAGAAACTTGCAGATGACTGTGGAGAGATGGGTGAAGAGTTGGAAGATACTAAGACCCCTGATGTTTATGGTTATGCGTTTGATACTGACAATGGTGCGATGGATGCAATCTGGATCGGTGAAGTAGCAGATGGTGAAGTCGTCGAGGTTGAATATGCGTGGGCTATGGGTCGTGGTGGTTGTGAGATCCCGGATTTCATATTGAACAAATATGCTACGCCAATACAATACTTAGCATTAAGTAAACTTTATTTAATCCCTGGACAAGAATGGACAAATCCTCAAATTGCTGTGAATTATCAAAATCAGTATGAGAAAGCAGTAGCTGACATCAAGCGTAAGACTACTAAAGTAAAAGGTGGTCAAATGATTGGTGGTGGATTTATTCGACGTAGACGGGATTGTTTTGGGGGATTTTTCAGACGATGAGCAAATTCTTATATGGGGATGAACCTCCTCAACAACGATGTGGACAACCGTGTTTTGTACCAGTAGAAGACATCTGGGAACGACACCCGCTTAACCCCTGCTGTCCTGAAAAGAAAAAATGTTGTCCACCTAAAACGAAAGCACGAGATACAATCCGTTTAAGTCGTGAAGAGGCACAACGCTGCTTTAATTATGGCAAGCGCAACTGCGATGGTACAGTGACACAATCTGTGATCAACCGTTATTACAAAATGGAGATCCGTGAGAAAGGTTATTGTGACGTGCTGATGTGTATTCCACCATCAGAAGCATTGATGGACGGGTCAGTGTGCTGGGCATGGCCAGAATCATTCTTATCGTTACCTGAAGGGTATTACGAGGCGGATGTTTATATTGATGGGTGTATTTGCCACACGCATTGTTTTTATTTACCAAAATGTAGCGTACAAGCTACACCAACAGAGGTTAAGTACAAGAATGGATGTGATACTTGCCACACTTGTGGTAGTGTCGGTTTTGGAAGTTGTAGTTGCCACAATGATTGTTGTGCTGCCATCCCTATGGTGGATAATGAAATTGTTGAGCCAAAAGCTGTTGGATGTCCTAAGGGGTGTGATGAATGTTAGATGTAACAAACGTATGGGGTCGCAAGACAACCACAACTAAATCTATATCAGCTAAAGATACGACAATCCGAGTAGCAAATGGTGTTCTCTTTGAGCCTAAAGATGGCACGCACTATTACGCAACCCTTATCAATGGGGATAGCCGTGAGGTAGTTAAAGTAACACGTCGTGAAGGTGATGTCTTAACTGTAGAGCGTGGTCAAGATAATACATCTGCACTTACATTCCCATCAGGCGTATGTGTTAAGGTTGAATGGAACCCACAGCAGTTATGTGAGTTTGTGAAGCAATGTGCAACAGGTGACTCCCACAAAATCAAAGCTGGCACAGTATGTTTTACCTGTGATACGTGTTTGGAGTATGATGAAGGTGGGCATATTATCCAAGTAAACGGAGCCAAAGGGTGTTAGAGCAAAAAGATGATAACGGGTATATTAAGCGTGTTGAAAAGACAGGCTCTACCGTTGGATCTAATGTAACATTGGACAATGATGTGTGGCTTGAGATACGAGAAAAATCAAAGCCACATATGGAGAAGAAGGAGCCGAAACGTGCTTGAGTATATTGATAATTTTGAGTATGGGATTGGTTGTTCACTGAAACCAACTGAGACAGAACTGGTATTGCCGCCAGAGGCTATTAAACAGCTAAATACTGTGATGAAGGGTAACCACGTTTATATTTCATTGCACTGGTTGGACAAGTTTGAAGTAGTTAAGTTTACAAAAGACAACGACCTTAAACTCACTGACAAAGTGCCAGTTGAGCGAGATGTAGAAGTTAAAGGAAGTAAAAACTTTCCAATGGGGTCTTGTGCAAAAGTGCAGTGGAATAAACTCACAATGGACGAATATATTGCACAGCGAGGTAAGTAATGGCTTGTGACAAACCTCTTATTTTCCTATCGTGTGATTCATCTGGACAGGCTCGAACTGCTCAAGCAGTGAATCCTAACGATACTGTGATCCAGCTTATGCGTGGACAGGGTAGTCGTTTTCCGGAAGTTCCTAATGGGAAATGGTTTTATATCCGAGTAGTAGGATGCGACAGTTGTTGTGAAACTATGCGAGTAGTAGGACGCGACGGTGACAAACTACATGTTCAACGTGGGTTCGGAACGCAGTGCACCTGTATTAAAAGCAATTCGTTAATTACATATACCACTGACACACAATACTTCTTTGAAGATTTATTGAGTGTGTTACCACTGAACGTAGCAGATCCACTGAAATACAACTGTGAGACGAATACGCTATCAGTTGATTGTGCCAAACTATTCTCGTCAAAATGTGGTGGATGTGGCTGTGAAGGAACATCGAATACTGCAGCTGCAGAAAACCCAGCACCTGCAGGTGGCAATGGTGGAGGTGGAGCAGGGCTTCGTGGTCCGAAAGGTGATAGAGGTGATGCAGGGGTAGGCATTCAGACAATGAATGTATCTGCTACAAAACGCTTAATTGTAACACTTACTGACGGTCGTATCGTTGACGCTGGTATGGTACCAACAGCAGCTGGGGTGCCAGGGGAACGTGGCGCGCCTGGTGAGAAAGGTGAGAAGGGTGAGAAAGGTGATGCAGGTACAAGTCTTGTAGAATTTACCATGCAGAACGGCAACCTCATTGCAGCAATGTCTAATGGTGAGAGTAAAAATCTTGGGTCGGTGGTTGGACCACGAGGTCCACAAGGTGCACAAGGTCCACAAGGTCCGATTGGACAAGACGGGCATACGTTCTCGTATGTTGAAGATGCCACCAACGCATATTTATCTGGAAGACCAGGCACAACGGTTCGACTTGTTATTATGACACCAACGGGTGAAGAAGATGGTGGATCATTTGATATTCCACCTGCAGGGTTCTTGAAAATCCGTAAGTTAAATGTAACTGGAAAAACTGCAGTCTTAATTCGTCAAAACGGTAGCACAATGGGTGTAGCAGTGGCTGGAGGCTAGAGTGCATTTTATGACATTTGGGGGGCTAGTACCAAAGGTAGCCCCTAAAGCATTACGAAATGAAAATGGTACAGTAGCAGAGAACCTTGATGTTTACAGCACAAGGTTTTTGCCACATAAAGAATTAGGTGAAAGTGTTGTTTTACTGAGTGTGTATGGGGTACGGTATAACGGCATCCCTGAGGTTATACACAAAGTTGGTAACACTTTCATTGCTTTTACGGATTGGGTGTCGATTGCAGAAGACCCAGTCGAACGCTTAGGTAAAAACAGCTTCTTGTTTGTAGAAGGTGGGAAACTTTGGCGTCAATCTGAGCAGCGCATCTTACAAAAACTTCCACCAATTCAAGTTGGTATGGAACGACCCTCATGTGATGTTAAACCGACAGCAGAGTTAGTTGAAGACGCTGGGTGTGAGACACCTTGTATTGGTGACGTGTGTGGTATTGAATTTGGTAAAGATGAGTGCCATGAGAAAGTGCCATATCTTACAGCATATAAATTTACGTATGTGAATGGATGTGAGGAAGAGTCTGCAGATTCATTCCCGTCTGAATTTATTGACTTTCACGATGGTGATGCCATCAGAGTGCGAGCTAACGATAAGCCACCAGCAAACGCTGTTAAGCGTAGATGGTATAGAGCCGTACCAAACCAAGACTATGGGGTCGAGTGGTTGTTCGTAGGCGCACAGGACATCAATGAACAAGAGTTTTATGATGTAGCTTGTGCAGAAGGTATAGGTGCGTCCTTAGAGACAGAACTAGATAATCCGCCACCAACATGTATTGAAGGCATTGTAAACATAGGGAATAACCGCACAGTGTTGTGGGGTGGCAATAAGATTTATGTATCTAATGCGATGCGCCCACACGCATACCCTACGGCGAATGAATATGAGCTACGGTTCAATGTATTGCGATTAGCTGCAGTAACAGAGAAAGTCGAGGGTGGTGAACATTATCAAGTGTTGGCTCTTACAGACGGTCTTCATTACCGAATCGTATTCACAGACACAGTTGGTATATCGGAGTTAGAAACTCGCTTTGACGCAATTAAGCGCGAGATGACGTGCACCAATGAAGTTGCGATGTATTACATTGCCAAAGAAGGGATCTGTGAGTTTACAACTGGTGGTATTCAGTTAATAACTGGGGACTATTACACAGAGCGTGAGTGGTCGCAATGGTATGATCGTAATACACGAATGGTGTACCATGACGGGTCGTTGTTCTTCTTCCGTGGATGCAATTTTGTGTACCGACTAGGTGCAGATGAACGTCGAGACGCAAGCCTGACCACATTAAGTACGAAGTGGGATATGGGGTGGTCTAACCACCGTAACAAATTACTCGTTTATGAGAAATTGCCATTAGGTGAACCATTATGCAGATGGTTTGGTGATGGGCAAGAAAGAATGTGTGGTGTATGGCGTAGTAAACCAATTATGATGTCGGGGCGGTGGAGACCTACCACATTCAAAGTGGTGTCACCTGAGTTTGTGGCAAAATCTGTGTATGCGCGTCGTGAGCGTGGCAAATATCGTGATTGGTTGCGTCTTCATCCAACGCTAGGAGTGGATGAGTATATTGAGGTTTTTCCGGAGAAAGAACAATATCGTGATGAATTGCGCCGCCAATACCCATATGTTGAAGTGGTGTTATTTGCAGACGGAAAAGAGTATTATAGACGCAAAGTAACAAGTGAACGCCCTGTGTTAGTCCCCCGAAAATATAGAGCGATTGATTGGCAAGTTGAAGTGAGAAGTCGGTTAGTGATTGAAGAAGTCCATATCCAGACTTCACGAGAGAGCTTGCTTTCGGAGGAGTAGATGAGCACAAACGGAGTATCATCTGGAACAAGCGGTGGTAAAACTGCTGCTGCAGGTAACAAGGCAGTCCAGAACTCAGCCACCGTAGGCAGTGTACAACCAAGTGGTAATGGTAACGTAGGGATCTCCTCTAACCATATCATTCAATACCCACGCCAGCCAAAACGTGATGACGGTAAGTGGTTGGCTATTGGATCTTTATTAGGTACATTGGTTGGTAAGTTTGCCAGCCAAAGTATTATCAACAAAGCCAAAGACGCAGAAGGTAAGTGGCGTGAAGCAAATGACACGTTATTTTCACGTGGCAAACGTCACTTCGATGACGGTGACAAAGAGTGGGATAACCGCAAAGGCCCTGAAGGTGCACTTGAGGCACAGGCAGATTGGTATAAAGACCGTCGAGATGATGAATATGACTACGGTAACTCCCTAAATCCATGTAACGATGCTATCCATGAGAAATTATGTGCATTTGTTAAATGTGGATACAAGGCTGATTATCGTGGCATTGCAGAACGTGCGATTGCTACAGCAGAAGCAGCAACGTTGAAAGAGCGTCGCGAGATCCGTAAACAAATGAACCGTTACGCATACGGTGAGTGTTGTGACACAGAGCAACGTTTGGCAACAGCTAAAATAATGGCAGTTGTAGGCACTGTGGCGCAGTTGCGAGAAGCAGAACGGATTAAAGCGTTTGAGACCAATATGAAATTGTTGTTTGATGGTGCTAACACGATGGAACAACACAGATCTGGTCGTATTGGACAAGCTGAAAAATGGGCGTCTTCTCATGCTACACTAAATGACAAATTGTACGCATACCGAGTTAAAAATGCACATGACTTGTGGACACTTGGTGGTGAGATGCTTACTGCAGCTGGTCGTAACTATGGCTGGTTGGCGGATAGCTTGCGTAAAACAGCAGACAAAGACATGTCTGGCATGGCAAGTTTAGGCGCACTTATTGCACTACTCATTTCAATTTTCGTTTGTCAACAAGGAAAACTTTGTGGTGACGATGATGACGGCGGTGGCTCAAGTGGTGGTGGAAATACTGATACAAGGGTAGCAGACTAATGATGAACAATTTAATGATGGGGGGATTACCCCCAATGAATGGGATTGACCCATATTTGGCACAACAATACGGACTTAACTCACCTGCAGATATGGGTGGATATAATCCGGATATGCAAGACCCATCAATGCAATCACTGATGAGTGAAATGGGGCAACCAGCAGAACCAAATATGATGGGTGTGGCAACCCCACAAGATATGCTAGGACAACAAGCACCACAGATGAGCCAGCCTGAGTTTATGGCACTTGCGCGTCAATTAGGGTTGGTGGGTGATGACGAACAACAAGTTATATTGGGGGCTGACCCGATGGTAGATCCTGGTTATAATGACCAATATGACATTATGAGTTTATTGGGAGGAGCGTACTAATGGCTTACGATATGACAGGGCAATGGGGGTTTGGTGGATCATCTGGTCTATTAGACTGGGGTAGTGATATAGCCCGAATGTGGGGTATGGGTATGGCAACTGGTATGAAGACTAGTGAAGCGATGGATGCGTACCGTGCAAACCAGACAATGAACCCACTCAGACTTGAACGTGAGTTAATGGAAGACCAGTTAAAGCGTGAGCAACTGCAAGCTGCCTATACTCCTACGTATAAAGCAAACCGTATGGACTATATTACGGCTGTTCAACAGAATCCAGAATTACGTGACCCATACGCAGAGCAACACTATGGGAACATGGACCCGTGGAGACAGAAAGTATTAGGTGATCAACAGCAAAATGTGGTGAATCGTACGCAAACTGCTGTAACGAATGGTAACCACCAATCAAGCTCATCAAATCACAACGTATCGCCTTCGCAACAAGGCTCACAACAAACAAGTTATGAGTACGATGCAAATAGAGGCATGTATATACCAGTGTATGGAAAACAGGGGTAAGGTATGGGAGTTGATCAACAATCATGGGGTGAATACTTAGCTGGAGCAGAGTGGAGAGGTGAAGATCTTGACAAACTCAATGCGTTACCTGATGAGGAGAAAGCTAAACTCGTTAATCAGATGAAAACGCAGCAAGAGGCGGCTGACAAAGTATATCAAGCGCAAAGAGCTGCAGAACAACAAAAGGAGTTAGCTCGTCAAGCCGCTGAGAAAGAACAGCTAGAAAAGAGCCTTGCAGCTTCTAGCAATCAGCTAGGATGGTCAAAAGATTCATTTGATTCCAATGGGAATGTGAAACCCGTTACACAAGCATCTGCATCTCAGTCAACAGCCACACCTGCTAATGGTGCGCAAGGTAATGCAACAACAGCTAACAGTACCGATACCAAAGAAAAAGCCAAGCAAACTGAGACAAAGCAGACTACAAAAGCTGAGGAAAAACCAGCGCAGCAAGCACAGACAACACAAGCTGTACAACAAGTTGTGCCAATACAAGTTACACAGCCTGTGTATCAACGCCCTGCAGAGCCACCAGTTAAGATGGGGGCAAATGGTTATCCTATTTATGAGAGATTGCCTAATGGTGGGTACCGCTATGACACCACATACTTAGACCCGCAAGGTAAGGTTGACCCTTATGCAATGCCTAATGGCATTCGTGGGGACTTTGGTGATCAAGAGGCATACTGGAATTTACGCAACCGAGCTACATCAGCAAAAGCTCGTTATGAACAAAGCCAAGCAGCGAACTTGCAAGGCGAGGCAACAGCTGGGTTAATGCAAGTTCAAGCAGACCCTGAGACACATCGTCGCGCTCAAGAGTATATGCAAAGTGGTATGGCTCTTAATGCACAAGAGGCTCTTAACCTGGCTACAGCAGAACAAGCACAACGAATGGGTATTTGGGGTGCAGCTGCGAACGCATACGCACCAGCACAACAAGGCCTTGATAACGCTCAGATTCGTAACTCAGCAGCTGGTATGTATTATGGTGCTGATACACCAAATATGATTTCTGCGAATGGATTTAGAGCACACGCAGGTTTGAATGGTGTCACATTTAATAGTGATGGAACTGTAAACGTGGTCGCACCGAACGGTCAAGTGATCAAAGGGGTTAGCGCAGACCGGGCAATGGCTGGTGTAGCAGCTGGTTCTCCACAAGCCGCGGCAGCGGCACGAATCAATGCAGCAACTACTTTAAACCGATCCCTCAATGGTTCTTATGGTGGAATGTGGTCTGGTGCACCAACTAACCCAGCAGTAATGTCAGTTGCAACAACTGAGTCTAATAATTACAAAAAAGCCAATAACGGCAAAGGCAAACAAGACAACACTACCTCAACATACGCAAACGAGTAAACTATGACACAGACAGTAGCAGGACAATTTAGACAATATTGGGCACCAATTCTCCAGCCGTATGCAGATAAGGCGGGGATCCCAGTAGATTATCTTGTGACCCAACTTGGCCAAGAATCAATGTGGGGTAAAATTACCCCACGTGGTTCACATAACTATGCTGGCATTCACGAGTTCCGTAAAGGGCGTGATGGGGTAGTGGCACGTGATGCAGGTAACCTACGCAAGTTCCGTACATACGACAGTGATGATTCATTTGCTAAAGACTATGTAGGATTGATGGAACGTCTTTATCCAGGCACAAAAGGTGCTAAGGATTTTGGTGCATTTGCTAATGCTCTTCAAAATGGTAAGGGTGGGCGTAAGTGGGCAGAGTCACCTACTTATGTACAAGACTTGACCACGGTGTATAACAGTTCTATCGCACCACTAAACGGGCAACCAACCACTGCTACAGCTGTTCAGACAACTCCAGTTGAATCTGCATTTAACGGTACATCACCAGAACAGGCTGGGTACATGTTTACGGGTAAGGAAGATACACAAAAGGTGGTCAACCCTTACGAGAAACTATACACACAACAAATTAAGCCAGTAGATACACCAGCATTTCCTCAATACAAGTATGAGTTTAAAGATGGGTACCAGACACGCGGAGTGGACAACAGTTTTTACAACATGTGGGGAATTAAGTAATGGCAAGTTTTAAAGACCTGCAACAGTATGCAAACAATGCAAACGTAAACGCATATTTAAATATGTTGATGGACGCAGAAGGTACGTCCAAGCACGCTAACCCGTATGCGGTTGCAGGTGGCAGCAAGGTTATGATCCAAGACTTGTCACGTGCAGGTGGGTTCCCTTCGTGGGGGTTCACCCAAACTGATGGCAAGAAAAACACATCATCAGCAGCTGGTGCGTTCCAGTTCTTAAACAGTACATACGATGATTTACGCAGACAAGGGTACGAAGTAAATGACTTCCAACCACAGACACAGCGTATGGCAGCCATCGCATTACTAAAACAAAACGGTGCGTTACCCTACATTGTAAATGGAGATTTTGATACAGCTATCCATAAGTCTGCAGGTACGTGGGCAAGTTTACCTGGTTCACCGTATGCGCAAAAAACACGTGATATGAAGTTTGTCCAGGACTCACTGAGAAAACACCTCAATGATCCTAATATAACCCTCAACAACTACGATCAGTATGCGACCGCAGGGGGTGGTCAGCAAAATGGCAATCCCTTCCTGCCACGAATGCAACAAGACGTAACTCAAGTGGAAAATCCTTACGCTCAGATGTATAATCAGCCAAACACACAGGCGACACAACAAGAGCAAGTAGCGGAAATAAACCAAAGCCAACCAGTCAAAATTGACTATTCTGGAATGGTTGACCCTGAGCTTGCACGCTTAGTTGGAGAGCAAAACAGAAATGCACAAAACCGATTATGGGGTATGTAACTTATGTTGACACCACAAGAGATAGCAGCCGGAGCAACAGGCGTTGGAGACTTATCCTTTGCTAACCCACCACAACAAGGTGGGTTTTTGCGACCTATGAAACCACAAATGGATCCAGTTGAATATGATTGGGAACTTCGTCGTAAAGCCTATGATGTATTGAAATCACAAGGTGATCCTGCAGCGGACAATTCTGCGAAATTTGAAGATGTGCGTACATATTATGGTACAGGTGTATTGCCACAATCTATGCAGGACTTGTACGCGCGTCAAGGTCGTGAGCTACCTACTTCACAGCAACAAGCAGAACCTCAACAGCAACAGACTGGATTATTTGTTAAGGCACAACAACCTCAGCAAACAGAAGGGCAATCTGCACCACAGAAACCTGTGTATGATTTCAACCGACCAACTAAGTTCACACCAATCTTAGTGCAAGATGATGCACACGCTGAACAGTTAAAGAAATCAGTTGAGCCATTATTCAATAAATACAGCGGTGTAATTTCCGCTGCACAGAATGACACATCAGACATTACAAACAACGGAAGTAAGAGTTTGAATAGTGCACGTATGCGTGACACGACTAAACTTACCCCGTATTTATTCTGGACATTGTATGGCCTTAACCCTGACCAGGCTAACAAACTCCCTGTTGCTGTACGTAGAGATATGCTAGATGACGCGTTTAAGTGGTATGCGTCAAACTTAACCCCTGAACAATTAGCGGAGAAACAGGCGACAGGGTGGACACTTGAAGGCTCGATTGCCAATGCGAAAAAGACGTATGGCATGGACGAGAAAGAAGACAACGATAACAGTATCACGGACTCTATCAAAACAGTCGTTAAAGGAGCATCCTCTGGTGCGATGCGTTCAGTTACTAACATTGGTGCACTGTTAGATGGCTTGGGCGGTGATGGAGACAAAGAGACTGGTCTTGGTCAAGGTGTAAAATATCAGGCAGAGTTCCAGAAATGGCTTGATGAAGGTGACTCAAAAACCTTAAAAGCACAGAAACAAACGTTGAACTACTACTTATCGCAAGACCGTGTTGGCGATGCAATGAAATACGTGTTAAGTAACCCTGAACTCTTGGCAAGTATTGGTGGTGACCTTGCGGGTGGACTAGCCGCTGACTCCGCTATCGTATCAGGTATTGGTGCAGGTGCAGGTGCAATAGCTGGGGCATTAGGATTGGGTGGTGTCGGTGCAGCACCTGGTGCAGCGGCAGGTAGTGAGATTGGTGCAGCTGTAGGTACAGCAATTGGTGCAGGTAAGGCTGGCTGGACATTGTGGAACCGTTTGAAAAATTACGCGTCACTTGTTAAAAGTGTGGCTCCTGCAGCAGCAATGCAAGCTGTTCAATCAGGTGGTGTGATGATGGCTGACCTGATGAATGACAACAAGGTAATTACTGATGATGTAAAAGATCTTGTTTTGAAAAATGCAGGTATCAATGGACTTATCACAGGACTTATCCCTGGCAGTTTAGAAAACACAACTAAACAACTCACTGACAAATTATTTAACTGGGGTAAAGCCGCTGGTAAAGAGATCCCAACATCTTCACTTCAAAAATCTGCGGCGGAACTTGCACAGATCATCAAAACACACAGTGGCAAGGTTGCAGGTGATCAGGTCACTGGTCCTGGATTATTCACACGTGGTGTAGGATTGATTAAAGGTGTTGGTAAAGTAGGAGTGAAATCTTCAGGTGAGGCAGTGCAAGAAGGTGCGACTGTTTGGAATGAAGAGAACACTCGTCAAGTTAATCAAGACGGCACAATTCGTGAACTTACTCCGGAAGAAGAAAAAGCCAAGTTAACTCAGGCAATGTTAGAGGGTGGACTTGGTTTTGCAGCTAAAGCACCGCATTCAGCCGTTGATGTGTTAAAAAATAGCTACCGCCATGACGAGACAGCTAACGCATATAAACAACAGTATGAGAATGAGGATTATGAGGCACGTGTAGCGCAGCAATCACCAGAGTTCCAAGCATTATATGCTAACTCTGCTAAGGCAACCCCTAAAGAGCGTTATGAAGAAGCAGAGGCAACGATAGCTGCGCAAAACCAAGCACAGCAAGCAATGCAAGGTGCTCAACAGTCTACTATTCAGCGTTCAGCAGATCCTACCGGATTATTCACACAAACCGCACAAGAGTTAGAGAATGATGTTGGTTTTGATGTAGCGAATAAACAATACAGTATATCTTACGATCCACTTCATACGTATTTCAATCCGACCACAAAAGACCGTAAGGCATATGCAGATGTGGTGTCACTGCTAGACAATACCATTCAAAGTGCTGAAGGTGTTGACGCCAACATAGAACAAGAACTTGCTGACATTCAAGATAGATTGAAAAATGGTGACTTGAGTGCTGTCAATGACTTGCAAACAATGCTGGTGGACGCAGACAAATCATACATTTTTGACGGTGTTACAGGTCTTGCTAAAGGCAAAAAAGCTATCCCTGCACTAACCACATTGAGCCAAAATCAGAAGACTGGGATTGGTGGCATTAGCACTAATACAGATGGGTTAAAACGTTTCTCTGACGCTGACCGTCAAGCTGTCAAAGACCAACTAATCCGTATTCAAGGTGATGCAACAGGCATTGATACAACAGACTTGAACGCATCTATTGCAAACGTGAGAAACCGTTTATCAACCGCACAAGATTCTATGGCAAAACAAATTGCTGAAGACCATCTTAACGCACTTGAAAAAATTGTCTCTCGTGACCAAGCTGAGTTAACAAAAACAGTCGGTCGGTACTTCACGAATGCCGCACCTAATTCTACCCGTTATCAGGCAACTAAACACAATGCGTTTACAGATCCTGCGATGGAAACACGATTCTACGATAATGTAAAACGTGCAGTTGATCATGCGAAAAATGCAGGTGTAGATGATGCAACACGTAAACAATGGATGGCAGATTTTGACGCTGTGTACAAACAAAATCCAGCTATCGCATTGAACCAACTTAATCAAAATATCAGTGGGTGGTCACGTGCACAAAATATGTCACCTACGCAGCAACGTGGTAGTAACTTCTTAAACCCTCAACAGTCGCAACGTTATGTGAACCAAGTAGAACTTACTAACGTGGTTGACGCACTCAGCCAATCTGCAAATGAATTGGCGAGCGGTGCGCTAGGTCAAGTAAACCCAGTAGACGTGAACAGTCGTATATTCGGTAACATTACACCTGATGAGGCTGGACAAATTACACATCTTGTGGGGGCGATTAAACAGACTGTTAAACCTACTCTGTTTAATGGTAATGCACCAACGCAAACTGCTTATACAAAAAACCCTATTCAGCAATTACAAAACTTACAGGAAGATCTCGCCAAAAACCCTGGCATGTATAGCGGGTTGAATGGTGGTACTAAAATTGACTTGGATCAAATTAAGGCATACGTTGACAGCACATTAGCTGCATTGACATCTGGCAACCAACTCCCTAAACCGTCTCCGTATATGGAGAAACTCGGTGAGGCGTTTAGCAGTAAATTAAACGGTGGTGAGTTCGCAGCTGGTCAGTTGTCTCAGGCTGATATGGTGATTAGAACAGGCGATAATTACACACCTAAGCCATTGTGGGGAACACAATCAGGCGATTTCTTACGTTCTGTCGGTAAACAAGCCCGTGACGCATTACAAGGCATTGAGGTTGTTCATACCCCTAATGGTGTGTTGATTTATGCCAATAATGTGAACATCCCTGCACTTACCTCTGTGGTTCAACAAGGGCAACAAGCCGTAAATAACTTGGCAGCAAGTGCACCACAGGCACAACAACAGATTCAGCAACTTGGTACTCAGGCAGTTCAGAACTTAGCGGCTAACACGTCTAATACACCGCCATCTGGCACAGTGGGTGTGATGACACAACCACAGACTCAAAATGTGGCACAGGCGGTTGTGCAGTCGTCAGTGCATGACTTTAATGCTCAACAGCTCATTGCAAAAATTCAAGAGACTGACCGATACGGTAACAAGACAGGGTTAAAAGACTTCTTGCAGTTGATTTACAACGACCCTAAATCTGGTTATCACAAACATCCGTTGGTTAAAGCACTAATCAATTTAGCTAATGGCGTGAACAGTAAAGGTGCACCAATCGCTAATGCTGTGCCACTACCAAACGTGGTGGCGATTAAGAACCTAAATACAGATGTGCAAGCACGTTATTTCTATAAGTCTGATGGCATTGGTACGTTGGAGATTAACGAGTCGTTGGCAGATGATTCATCATTTCATCGTACGGTCGTGCACGAATTATTGCACTGGGCTATTTCACAAAACCATTTAGGCTATTTAGAGGGTGAACTCCCTGCAGCATATAACGTGATGGTCAACTTGTTCTCTGCAGGTGGCTCATATAGCAAAGCCTACAAGAAACTTGGAGAAATCGTATCAGACACTACTGGTCGATATGATGAACAGATTAAAGAGGCAGCTGCAGCACTGTTAGCACACAAAAACGACTCTACTTATAAACCACCGTTTATGGGTACACCAGAGTCAAATGCTCAACGTGATGCAAACGCTGCACGTAAGAAAGCGTCAACTGCACGTATCAAAGCGCAGACATCTTTCAATAAAGCTAAAGAAGATTTAGCAAAAGCTCAACAAGCTCTCGACGAACATCAAGGCAGTGAGAAAGACCTCAAGCGTAAAGAAGCCGCACTTGATAAAGCAAAACAAGTATACGCGGACAAAG